AGTAACGCAATCACCGCTCTTCCAGATTTTCCGTCTGCCAGTTTTGATACATCTTTTAGCTTTTTTAAGACATCTTCTCGCTTCACATACTTACCCATTATGATTCTCCTTAAAACTCAGCTTTTATCAGATGTCTTTCCACCACTCGGAAATATCATCGTCGTTAATTTCTTTCTTTGTTCCGACCTCACGAAAGCATTCGCAGACGCTATCCCAAATTGCAATCACAAGATCACTACTTCTTTCAAGAGTATGCCCGAAGTAGTCCTTGTAATAGAGATTGAGCATAAACGATTTGCCATTCATTCCATAAGTTGGAATTGGTTCATCAACAACTTTAATCCACATATACGCTCCTAAATCTTAACTTTTATTCATTTCATCAATCAAGTGGAAGCTCATCTTCTTCACCGATAAGATATCGTAAAACATCCTTTCTTCCATCGTATCTACAGCTAATCTTGTCCAACCATCCGTTTTTAAAGAGCCATGTTGCCGCAGCATATCTATGCCACCCGTCTGTAATTACTGGAATTGGAGCAATGTAACATCCATCACACATATTATCAATATCCAATTCCTTAATCTCTTCTTTATGTTTTACAAAAAATAGGATTCTACTAATATGATAATCTCTATTTTTTTCAAAGGCAGGATATTTATAAATATCCCCGTATGGAAGAGACGTGTCCGCAGTTCCATTATTAAGTGCAATAGAAATATCACTAAGAGTAATTTTGCCAGTATCACCCCATTCCCAATACTCGGTCGGAATAAGATTAAGCATCCGATCCATTCTAATTACGGCCAATTCACTTACGTAATCCATATTAGTCACTTCTTCTGTATCTTTCAAAAGTGCTTTGCTGTCTGGCATACCATCAATGATTTTTCCCATAGCATTCTCCCAAATCTTGACTTTTATCAAACACAAATTTTGTTTTTCTTCGGATTCGCCTCGTTATATGCATCGGCAAGTTCTTGCACTGTGATGTCATGCCCTGCAATATGAATGCGAGCCATATCGGAGCCTCCAAGAATACTAACAGCTTCGACCGTATTCTGGAAAAGATCGCTAGGCATTTCCATGAGCATTACATGAAGATACATGGCGAAAATTTCCTTATCACATTCCTTGGTGATTGCCTCCTGCGCACTTTTATCACTGCAAGGGAAACGCTTTGTAGCCGATGGAACGAAAGCAATAGGGTCGAACCATAAATCGCCGTTGTCATAAACTCGTTGCCAGCGGTCATAAATTTCATCAAATGCTTCTTTCGCACTGAACGGAGCATGACCATAAATGGTTTCGATCATTTCAGAACAAGAGTCTTTTACTGCGTCACGAACAGAAAACGGGCTATAAGTAGTCATAATAATTTCCCTTTTTGTTTTATGAATTTTTATCGTTTCGATGATCTTCCAGCCATTTCTCGTTGGCATCATCTTCCATAGATGCTACATTCATTATAGCCATAACCCATACGATGAGCAAGACTATTATGCCAATTACCAAAACTTTACTCCACATATTGTTCATATCCCTGTATTTATTTAGGTGATTAGAATTTAGGTTTTATATGGATCTACGTCAAAAGCTTCCTTGATATATTCTGCCTCAGCCCCATTGAGTACTTCATCGACGATGTTAATAGCAATTTCTAACCCATGCACTTTACCATGTAGATATATTCTGTCGCCATTCTTTTTATCGCGAGCAGACTCAAAATGCTTTCGTCTAGCGTCAATGTATTCATCATATAATCGATTGTAAATTTCTTCCAGTTCTTTCATATTCATGCCTCCACTTAAAACGCAAACGGACTATTATTCACTGCTATTATCAGTGCCACATTAAAAGCAAACATTACAAACGCGGTCATTCTCTATCACCTCAATCTCTAAATTCAATATCTACAACAATATTCTCAGGCTCTGTCATGTATCTTCGTGCCAGCAGTTCTACCATACGCTCCTTGTCACCAAGATTGCTATTACGCAAAAGATATGAATAAACTTGTCTGCCTCTGTACAAGAACACAGCCCATGCACTTCTCTTTAATGGGTTTGTGGTCTTAATCATTCCATTGCTTCCTCAAGAGATGTAGTCACATCTCCAAAATCAAAATCCAACGCACAAATCATATCATCCAGAGCATCCACAGCATCGGACAGGTTTGTGCAAGTTTCATCTGCTTTGTCATACCGTTCACTTCCCTGTAGGTTCTCCGGCATATTATCACGATACTCTTCTTCTTCCCACTGGATATCCTCAACATCGGATTTTACACTTTCGACCTCAGACACAAGCTCGTCAATCTTTTTACGGATTGAATCAAAACGGTCAATGATCTGCTTAATAGCTTTTCTACGAGTGTTATTCATTTTCAAATCTCCTTTCAATCTACAATGCCAAGCTTGCAAATATTTTTCGGATCAGTAATATAGCCAAACGTCAATGTGTTTCGCAGATACCCTTTATACTCAAATCCACGGTCACGAGCCGCCAGACGGCACACATCTCGAATCGCAGATTCTCTCGGCCAAGAAATACCAGCCAACTGATACTTCCACTGAAGATCTCTCAGCTTCTGCCATTCAATAACAGGTTTCTTCTCATCCTCGAAACACAAGCCATTCTGTACCGCATACTTTAGAGCATCGCACCGCTTACTCTCCTCCGATGTACAAGTGCCCCATTCATTTTCTAAACGGCGGTAAGCTCTATCAAACGGCGCTTGCTTCGCTGCGTCAATACCAAACGCTGCACCAAGTAGACCCAAACCAAGTAACAATCCCATAATTTCACCTCATCAAAAATTTTTGCTTGCCACATCACGCAACACATCAATCGCAACAGAGCAAGAGTAATATTTCTCTACATCACTTCTGTTACTACAATCAAACCCCGCCCGAATCTCACTAAGAGTCCGAATCACTTTCCAAAGTTCATCACGTTTGCTGTCCATGGCTAAATCTCCTTTTACATTACCTGAACTTTTTGTTTTCTCATGCGTTCCAAGTTATGTTCCAAATTCGTTCCGCTCAAAAAATCGTTTCCGCTAGGCATTTCACGGTCTATTCTTTTGGCTCGGCCACCACCTATCGGTGCGATCTTATTGTACTCATCTGCTGTTTTACACTCCAATCTCTTGGCCTCTTCCAGAGCCTTACGAACATAAGCCCACGTATGACCACCAAGATCTGAGCACTTCGCTATTATCGTGAGAACAAGCTCATCACCCATTAACCGAATGTAAGACATCAGCTCGTTTGCCTGTTTTTCACTCAGCTTCCCGATGCTTTTCTCAAACTCATCCACAATAGGATTCGTCGTCTCATCACTAGACGAAGACGACCTTTTCCTAAGTCCTTTGTCCTTAGTCCTATGTCCAGCTTGTTTTTGGTTGTTTTTGCTTGTTTTCTTTTCTGCATTGTTATTTTCTAACGGAGCACCGCCAAGTTTTCCAATGTCAGATTTCTTTTTTGTATAAGCGGCATCTTCATCAAGCTCTCTTTTGATAGCAGGCCAAGTAAACCGTTCATTCCCATTGAATTCTGGCTCTACTTCGAGCGATTTATATTTCATCATCGCTCGCACCAGTCGCCCCACTTCAGCGTCACTGAGCGGTTCAAAATAGCTTTCGTAGCTATCCCAGAGTTTAATGTACATCTTTGCCATTAGTCATTTTCTCCAGTTCTTTCAAGCTAACAGGAAGGCGACCGCAACCACAGTCTGTCTTGAAGAAAACCTTTGCGAATCCAATTTTCGATATGTATTCGATGGTTCCTTCAAGTAAATGATTCAAGACCACGCGGTCTCCTTCCTTAAACTCTTCTATGTCATTGGACTCACCGCCAACAATCATATTTTATCACTCCTCATTTTCACTATGAGTGTCCACACCATAATCAATCCCAGAGTAGTATTCGTCATCTACTTCTTCATCTAGGCCAATGTAGCGAAGCGTGATTGCCTGACTACTATGATTAAGACTATGCTGTAACCAAGCTAAGGCTTTTACATCGTTTGGATGAGATGCAATAAACTGATATCCGAAGGTTTTACGACAACTATGAGAACCAAGTTGGACAGGAAGATTTAATTCCTTACCAATTTGACGCATAATCCTACCAAAAGAATCCACATCAAGCGGATCTCCCGTTTCTTTTGGATTTGCATCGTACTTACGGAACACATCAGACTTGCTTACGCTCGTTCCACCGTTTGTTCTCATGGAGTTCTTCCAACTGCCTTGCCGAGACGGGAAGAGCCAATCGTCATAAGACAATCCATCAATATTGATATAAGTTTGAATACACTTTAGTGCCGGGACCGGAACTTTAAGAATGCGATACTTATTTGTTTTCTTTTCCTTAACACGAAGTTTTGCGTTGAAATTCACCACAACCTTTCCATTCATATCTGTAGCTGCTACATCAGAAACCTTCAAACGAAGCAAATCACTTGCTCTGAATCCTGTGCAACATCCTACATTAAACAAGCACCAGTTGCGGTACTGACGTTTAATCCAGAAATATTCTGAAATACGTTTGATATCCTCTTTGTCTTTAATTGGCTGAACTGACCCATGATTTGCTTCCATACGAGTCAGGCTATAATTCTTTTTAACTACTTTCTGACGTTTTTCTTTGTTAGAAGAATCATAGTCAGAAAAATCAAGAGCAACAGTATTTTCGATTTTCTTTTCGTTTTCAAGCGCACTCATCACATTCACCTCAAATTCCATACTTCAAGCAATACTTACCGTAAGATAATCCTTCAGCATCTGCCATTCTCACAATCTCAACAAATGTTGGTTTATGTTTCTTTTTATTCTTGCATCGAATGGATGCCTCATTTCTTATTATCTTACGACATTCATCACAATAGAGCTTTCCACATTTAGGGCCATACCATGTAATGCCACAGCGATTACACGTTATGTTTCCATATACCATCATAATTCACACCTCAAACTTGTCAATTTTCCAATGATGTCGATAGTAATTTCCATAGCTCTCACTAACAACGGACGCCTCACATGAATCACACCACGTTTCATCCTGGTTCACACTATTTCCTTCAGAATCCCGGCAATCCTTATAAAGCAAGAACATCTTTTCGGACAACTTCTCTTTATCTTTGTTAATGGTAATAATATTACCTTCTGCGTAAAAATCGCTAGAATCAATACATTCGTGTAAAATATGAATCGTCATTTTTATGTACCTCAATTCTTTTCAAACAGATCGTCACGAACTTTCGGAGTAAACTGACGAGTGCCAAGCTGCTCAATAGCAGTTTCCAACTTACCATCTCCCCATTCTCTGTTTTCTGTATTCATAACAATCTCAAGCAAAAGTTTTGCATCCTTAGCTTCTCTACGCTTCCGGCGAGCCTTTTTGAGTTCTGCCATAAGCTGATAGCCTTGCGCTGCATTTACAGTCTTGAACTCAATAGCGTGTTCAAGATCATCAATCTCATCACTTGCGGCAGTTAAATCACCGTACACTTTTGAATACATATCTTTCAAATCGCACATGGTCTTATCCGTAATAACCAGATTCTTTTTGAGTTCCGCCAGCCATTCAGAATCTTCCATGTGAAATGCGTATGTACTCTGCTTTACAGCCGGAGCCGTTATATTCGGACTCTTGTCTGTGATAGTCGCTTCGTCCATAGATTTCGGTGCGTAATGTCCACTCTTGTACCCGGCGGGAAGCTTGTTAATTTCACAAATCGCCATCCCCTTAGATTCAAACTGCAATGCAAGATTGATATCACAGGTGGCGCAGATCCGACCTCCCTTCCGTTTCATAATATAATTGTGACCATTTGAGATGACGTACATTTACTTATTCTCCTGTTCCTTCATAAGTTCTTTGACAGCTTTCTTAAACATCCGCATAGCCTTATCATTTTCAAGAAATACCTTTGTCTTGGGACTCGGAGCACGACCATGAATGCGCTTATACTGCTTCATCATGTTTTCCATCTTAGTGAATCCAATCTTGTTATAAACCATACGATAAGTCTTATGATAATGAATGGTTTTATCGCCAAGCTTTTGTGCCAACGGTTCAATAATTGGAATCAGGTAAGTTGCTGTTTCGCTCTGCTTCTTAGGTTTTTCCTCTACAACCGGTTCAGATTCTACTTCCTTTGCCTCAACCTCAATTACAGGAGCCGTATTTACATCTGCTTCAGGAGCTGCCTCAATAGCCTTGGATTGGTCAAAGAAGTTTCCCTTTTTACTGCTAATAGCTTCTGCATGAAGGTCTTTTACAAGCGATTCAAAAATTGACTTGTACATATTGCTGCTCTCTACGACATCAATTGTAGAAATGTGACCAGAACGACCAGTCTTCCGCTTAAATTTCTTCCGCTCGTCCTCAATCACAAAGCCATACACATCTCTCATATAGAGATAGATTTTTCTCATGGCTTCTTCGACATTCATGTCATTGGTCTTGGCGACAACCTTGATTCGGTCATACATATCTCTTCGCCAGTCACTAATCTGTTCTGCACGAGGAGTATAACTCTTGGATTTAATCGCATCATCCATCTGCTTGTCTTTGATTTGATGGACACACTGAGATACGCTGCTAATCATATTCAGCGCTTCATTACTGGTGGCACGAGCTTCCTCGATTTGGTTACCGAGATCCTTACGAGTAGAATCAAGCTCATTCTGAAGATTCTTAATACTATCAAACAGAGCGTGAAGTCTTACATCAATGAACTCCTTACTCAGTGCAGCATCCATCTGAGGAGTAGCCAGAACAGAATCGCCACGCATCAAAGACTCCATGATGTCCCAGCAGAAATCCATGAACGCATCCGCCTTGGGCTGACGACTAAAGCGGCAGATTTCCATCACACCCTTCAGATTGTATGCAATAGTTTCACGTTCTACCGTTCTATTACCTTCAACTTGGCTCGTTTTGAGCCATGTTGAAAACTTATCAAGACGGTCTGCGTTGCGTTGATGAATGTTTTTAATTGCCGTCACCGGGTTTCCATATTCAAGCGCCGTACCAATCTGTTCACGGGTCATATAATACTGATGCTTGTTGTCCTCGTAGACATCAACATTCAGTGCGCCAAAAGGCTTAGAGGTTATTACGGTCATAGGATTATTAGTAGTCATTTTGTTTTGCTCCTTTATATTCTTAAATTTTAACGATGGTCCACCAGTCAATCGTCTTGCCAACGGTAATGTATATATTATTATCTTTCTCTTTGACGTGGCTCATACAAGCCTCGTCCGATTCATTTCCTGGAAAATAAATGGAATACAATGCTTCGTCAACCTGCGACTCCATTTCGTCTTTTGCGGATTCATATGAATCACAAATAGTCTTTGTACACAAAGTTGGAAGTTTCCCCTCTTCATAAACCGTATTCAACAACAAAAACATAATAATACTCCTTTTCTAAAAGAACTGTTTTATCAAATCTCTACGATTTTCCACCAATCGTATACGTCACAAGCATCAATACGAATATCACCTTTTAATCGCAAAACACTAAAATTCTGTTCACCGTTTTCATCTTCATAATATCTACAATAATGATTTACAAGAATATCGTCCACTTGTTTGTTCATTTCATTTTCCGCCTCAAGAATCGTATTGAAACCCTTTTTATAAACAATTTCAGGGAAGAACGATTCTTCACCTTTAGCAATATAAATATTGATAAGCAAAAGCACTTTGTTTCCTCCTCTCAAAACTGATACTTCCAGAACAACTTTGCATTGCCTGTAATTGTTTGTAAGTAGCTAATGTATTCATTAAAGGAGCATACGCCCTTCATTTTCATTTTGCGTGCTCCAACAGCTCGTGCAGCTACTTTTGGATCATAATCAACAGCATCAATAAATGCGCCGTCAATCATCTTCTGCTCAAACATCTTAATTTCATTGATATCCATTTTTAAATCTCCTTAATCACCAATGCGTATTCACCGATTCGGTTTACAAACTCTCTGCCGTATGTCTTGTACAGTTCATACATACAGCCCAAATCACCTCCACGAAACACTCCAACAATTTCAATTCCTTGATTGTAAAGCAGTTTTGCCAAGCGAGTAGCAACATAATGTGAATCCTTATTTGTTGCAGCCAAATAAAGATCATCCATTTCCTCGGTAATAACATCGCTCACATCAATAGCTTCAATAAACTCACCATCACTGTCGTAGAATTTTAAATATTCTTCTTCTTCGCAATTGTTTGCTTTAAAGAGCCCATAGTCATTTTCGATTTCAAGTTTGATTTTCATTTTAATTCTCCTTACTCAAAATCCCACCATGCGTTAATAGACGTATTCGGAACATAAACCTCAAGCATATGATGGCCGTCACGAATCCATTCAGGTTCATAGCCTTCATCTCGCAGTTCTTTCATCAGACTTTCAAAATCATTATTAACAGACTCTACCGCATCTTCCATTGTTTTGTGTTCTACACGGCAAAGGCCATTACACATCGTATCATCATAAACAACCGTAATCATAGTCACATTCCCTTTTTATTCAATTGTTGCTCGTATTCTTCGAGTTCTTCATAATCTTCATCTGTGAGATAATCGTCGATTTCAATATCCAAAAGGATATAGCACTGCGCCTGTAAAGCAACATACGCTTTATAGGCACTCATTCCATTTTCAATAAGAACTTGTGCTGCTTCCATGAGTTTATCATTCATAGTTTGTTTCATTTTATAAAACCTCAACAACAATCACCTACAATTTTCTCAAGCATGTCCATAAGTTCTTTGAATGTTTTACATTTCATTTTTACATTAAAAATCGAGCAATAAATAACCTTTGCGTTATCACTAGGACATTCACTCTCGCCGTTATTGTACATTCTTATTAAGTCATATGCACTTGTTGTGATTGCACTCTTTTCTCCGTCCTCATCAACAAGCAAAATACAACTTTCCCGAAGATAAAACCTAGTAAAAGTCCACATTTTTAAAACCTCGATTTTATTAAAGATTAGTGCTCAGACATCTAAGATACACAGACTACTAACAAGCAGCCAAAACACCCAGATTGTCAAAAAGATATTGGATGGTCCCAACCACATCATCAACATCATTTACTGTATTACTCCATACACCACACATTCTATCATTAGATTCTTTATCATATGCTTCACAAACGTGATAATACTGATCTTCGAGATCGTCATATTCATAATGAAAATCAAGATTGATTTCTGGATGTCCATCAAGATGATACGTTAAAACCTCATTAAGAGGTGTACTGTCAGGTCTATTTCCAGAACCATCCCATCCAGAAGGATTCATTTCAGAAATAAAATCTTTTGCAATCTCTCGTGCCGTCATATCCATTCTCCTTTATATTATTATCTTATCTTCACCAAGCGTTTCGGTTTCATATGTTGTATAGACAAGCTCTGTCGGCTTGCTGTAGCACGTTTTCATCCAGTCAAGCTCTGCGTCACGAAGCTCTTTTGTGGGATAGATTTCATGCCCTCTGTATGTATCGCCGTACATAAAATGTCTAACAGAATATTCAAGATGGTAATACATCAGATGGCACCTTCTTTATAACGAATTGGGCAAATCCATGCTTCAAGAGTGTTCTGTTTATTCATAAAGTGAACGCTGCTTAAACTATCCTTGCACTCTGCAAACCAGCCCCACTTTTTCGCTTTTGCTAGAATATTTGTATACTTCTCATTTAGTAAAGCCTTATTTCCATTGTCCATCTCGCAAACAATACACGAATAAATATATTCACAACAACCTCTGATTTCTTTGTGTTGAATTCTTCTAAACTCTTTTATATCATGAAATTTTTCCCAATATGAACAACGACTAGGATTTACGTATTCAAAATATTTGTGGAGCATTGTAATATCAGAATCAGACCAGCCATCTTCTTCATTAAACTTGTAACCATATCCGTTATTAGGAATCTTTAACTCAGGCAAATCTGCTAACGTTTTTGCGATAACATCAAAATCGCATTTTACAAGAACATATCCATCACTTAGGTAGTAAAAATCGTTTTCCTTGTATATCTCATAGCCTCTATCACCAAAGAGGATATACCGCAATTCATGAGTATCAAATCCATTTACGATAGCCATAATAAAACTCTCCTTTTACATCAATTTGTTAGAAATATCAAATGCTTTCCATCTGAAACTAAATTCATCCGTCCAAACCTGTGCTTCGAGTTCGTCACTATCATAATAAGCCAGAACATTAGGAAGGTCAGAATACATTGCATAGCATTCTTTCGAATCATCCACGATATATTTCATAGCTTCTTTTTTCGTTTTGAAAAACTCAGGCTCAAAAATTTCACCTTTAGAACCACATTCGATAACACACACATATAATTTTCTCCTTTTAAAACGTTGGATCGTCCGTCGTGAACATATACTCATTGTTTGTTTTGTGGCACCCATTCCACATATCCGCAACCTCTTTTGCCCTCTTTTTGCTCTCACAGAGATTTGCAGCCTTAATACCCTTAATGGTTAATTTACTTAATAGATTATCTGCCACAGAAATCCTTATTGGATGGGCATAATATTTTCCGTCCGCTTCAACATCGCAGACCGCCCACATACATTTCATAATCAAACCCTCACGTTCTCGTAAACCCAACCGACGCCTTTACTATGGAATTCATCCACCCAAAGGAACCAATCATCTTGTGTAAAGTTACCAACTGGGAAGCCTCTCCAATTCTGATCAAGAACTAATTCTCCACTTTCATTTTCCGTCCATGCAATATCAGTATTCTCTCTCCAAAGACGTTCAACAAATTTATCACAGTCCTCTTTATTCCGACTCATTTTGTGCATCCACTGTGCATCCAAATATGAATTGTCAATAGGTTCTGCAACAGCACACGGGCAATTCTTACATGATTTTTCAATACAAGAAAAACAAGGACCGTTATAATAGCTCATAACTTACACCTCACTAAAATTTGCATTAAAAAGGATCTCATTGCCATACTCAGTAAGAGTATCCTTGAACCGCTTTTCGTTCTTTTTCCACCACGACTCAGCTTGTTGCGGAGTCAATACAATTCCTTTTTTCTTCGCTGCATCAATAACATCATCGATACACCAACGAGTTTCAGCAAACCAATACTGATTTACGTCATAATCCTTTTCCTGTTCGTCTTCAATATAGTTAGGGCAATAGTTGGTGTAGAAATCCACATCAAAAAGTATGATAGTCATATCATTGCCGCTTAATTCACGTTCAACGTCAGCTACTTCTTCTCTGAGATACAGCTCAGACATAATACCGTCTTCATGTTCCTGAATCCATTTCTCTGTAATATTGAACTTTTTCGCCAGTTCATCGACCTCAAACACCCATGTACCATAATTCGTATTTTCAGTACCATATTTCACCATATAATCAGCAATCTGGCGTTCCATCATGTTGTCATCCATTTTATTTTCCTCCTAAAATTCAACATTTATCAAAATTATAAGCAACCGTTACAACCTTCTCTGCATCACCGACACGGCATCGATCTTCCTTTAATGCTGTTTCGAGACCACAACCAACACTATAAGCGATTCCATTTTCAAATACGTCAGTACCAATAAATCCGAATGCTTTGTCAATCTCCTTCCATTCTCCGTGATCTTCTCGATAAAGCATATAGCCGTAGTTCTCACCAGAAAGATAGTCACTATATTCCTTTACCTCATCACGCATGATTCGTTCTGCTTCATTTTTGGTATTATCCGAACCATCCGTAATAGCGGTCACAATCCAGCCAACATTACTATCATCCCATGAACCTCTGAACCGCGTATCACAATCCATAGACAAGCCAGAATGGTCATGCAGCCAAAGAGGAAGCCATGCAATATGCCTATCAAGAAGAATCTGACAATCACGAATAGACAAATCACCACGAGCATACGTCGCAATTTCATTGTATTTCAAATTACTATCCCAAGGATTTGCTTGATCTTCACGACAACAAATCGCATAACGAGTTTCTTCAATACTACTGTTATCGTTGTCAATAACCACACAGGATTCTTCTAGTTTCATGTCAATCAAGGCATTGATGATTTCTTCATCAGAGCAATACTTGTAAACAAGATTGTTCCAAAACTCTTCTGCCGTATTCGCATCAATCTTATCACCAAGACGATAGCGAGGATGAAAACAGGCCATTACAGAATCATGGTCGTCCCACCAACGAGGATTATTATCTGCAATATCATCGTGCTGAATATGCAAACAATATAGATTGTCGCCGTAAGTCCATTTTATGATCTCATTATCGTAGCAATACAGTTTTTCCATATCTAAAATCTCCCTTTTATAAGCATCCATTTGCCGTAATAATCAACAGCGGTTCAATATCATCCATTTCATAATTCCAAATTTCGAGCCAATCGTAAGGTTCTCCATTACAAGCTCGTAGTGTGTTGTTTTTTAGAACGGGTATCAATCCCATACCTGTTGCCTCAACATATTTCAGATCTTTATTTCTAAAGAGTTCGTCATAATAGCCGCCATCCTTTTCGTAAGCGAGAAGCACATACATTTTACTCACCTCTTATGCGCTTGCCTTTTCTTCAAAAGCGTACCAATCAGACCAAATCTTATCGACCTCTCCATTCTTAAAACCGTTCTTGTAATCGGTGAACTCAACATAATAGTTGCTTGTCCACTCATTCAGGTAGTGTTCATAGATAGCTGCAACACCACGCTTTGTTTCGACAACAAAGCTATCGACCAAAACACCTTCAACATAAGCACCAGTGTGTTGTGCTTTATTCTGGTGCATCCAACGGCCAAGAGCACCCGCATTAAGATAAAAACGAGTCATAATTTATTCCACCTCCATAAGTCTATTAGCTAATTCTTCCAACATTTCTTTAATAGCATCAGCATCGTCAATAAGTTCTCTGACGCTAGAAGGACAACCTCTTTCCCCACGATGCCCCACCCACATCTCTGCGTGCTCATCAGCATCAAAATCACAGGCATACTCATAAACTGATTCAGGAAAATTTTCAACCTCCACACAAACGATTAAGTCCTCTCCTGCTGGAGAATAATTTTCAATTTCAACTCTGCCATCACCTGTATAGTCACATACGCGCCAATCCAGCGATTCCAAAACATCAATATATTTAGGGTGAATTTTCATAATTTATTCTCCTTTACTCTGCAATCATCATAGCAAGAACCGGTTCACCGGAATCTTTCAACTGAAGCTCCAGAATATCGCCATCATCCACGATTTCACACTTGCTTAGATAATCCTGAAGAAAGAACATCTGACATTCCTGCCAAAAGATTTCTTTCGGATCTTCATTCGCGTCTACGAACACATTCTTGTGATGGAAAGATTCATTCCAAACCCAGCCTTCACCATCAAAACAAGCGTGAACTTCCCTCAGATCCCACATAATCAGTCCTCCCCAAAAATATGACGCTTGTTAAGGTCATCACGGATAATATCCTCAATTTTATTTTTGGTATTATCATCAAGTTCTCCGTAAGGAGCATTATCAAGATAATAGAAGTAAATTTCATCTCCAAGATCCTTGTACATGACACTCACATAAAACCCAGCTGAAATTCCATTCAGTAAAGCATATCCAATACCGTATACTTCTGAATAATTGTTACCCATTAAATCCCACATAGTTAATCCTCCCAAAAGTTGAGTTTCTTTTTGATTGTCATCTCAATTTCGTTTTTATCACCGTCAGATAGAATCTTATTATCGTACTCGGAATAGCAAAACATAACGCTACGGCCATTATATTTATACATAACCATTGCTGTTTTTAATTGTTTGTCACGAAAAAAGGTCGCGCACCCAATTCCATATTTTTTAGAATATTCATTTTCAACTAAATCCCACATTTTATCACTCCTCTGCGTCTTTTACCGTAACACAATCAATATCCGTTGGGTTTGGATTATCTGGTTCGATTTCACCGGTAACAAATCTATCTTTCGCAATTTCATAAGCATCATCTTTGTTGTCTGCTTCAACAAACGTTGTGTAAGTAACGCTTGTTTCAATAGTAACGTAATAGCCGTTCATTTTACACACTCCCAACATTCTTGAATCCATAAAGGCTATAACCTTTACATTTGAAGTACCGCATCGCTTTGTTAATCTGTGTAGAGCTTGCTGTCGAATGGCTTTTTAGGTATGTATTCTTATATTCGCACAGCTTTTTATACTCATCACTTTCACGATGGGCTTTCAACTTTTCGCAATGGTCGTGGCAACCAGGATAACGCTCCGGTGCTACACAATAACGGCAAGGATCAGTCATCGTTGCTCTCCTTTCTACCTGCGGCGTCAAACATCTCTATGATACGTGCTACCCAATCATCATTTTCTGATACATTGCAATCAAATTTATCCTCGAATCGTTCTGCTAATTCGTCAGCAAAATCCATAATCTCATCGTGAGAATAACCGTATTCTTCCTCAATCCAATCAGCATTGCCATCAAGCTGATTCTCTGCATCTTCAATACGATACTGATGCTCTTTGTAACGGTACGCTGCTTCAATCTGTTCAGGTGTCATCTCCCAAGACTTACCATTCCAGCTGGTCACAACAATTTTATTTTCGCTATTCATATTCTACACCTCTCATTTATTAGACTTGCACTGATATTTGCGTTCAATCATCTCTGCATCAGCGCAAGTCATACCGTAATACCAACGCACATCAACAACGGATTCAACCCAGTTTCCAGTCTTGCGGTTCTTTATGACACGAACCTCTTCAACATCTTTGTGAATCTGTGTGCCGGGCTTCGGGAGATAAGTCAAAACACTTTCTTCAGAATGTTCCAAATCGTAAGAGCCAACAAATGTGCAATCGCGTTTGATCAAATCAAAAATTTTCTTACGGTTCTGCTTAGACAGGTTTCTCATATTGCAAGCTCCTTTTCTTTTGTAAATTTAATCACCAACGCATTCACGTTAGCCGCTTCCATCGTTGACTGCTTTGCATCTTCGTGATTGCCAGCTCTAAGGAATGAAACACTCTGATCCATCAGCTTGCGCCGATAAGAAGAAAGAGCTGCGAGAATAATATTCTTTTCAATGTTGGTCATGTTCTTTTTCCTCCTGCTCACGTTCCTTGTGAAATTTTCGCACTTCTTCCCAAAAATCAAACGGACTAGAATTGTGATAAACAAGCTCCATGTATTCTTTTCTACTGTTAAGATGGTTTATGTTAGTATCCATTTCTATCACCTCAATTTTCATCGCTCAGGTTCTGACAAAAACTTAAATAAAAATCAATGTCGAAATCCTCCACAGTGCCATCAGGAGAAAAATCATAGAGCACATCTGCAACCGCTTCGTGTTTATAAAGAGCATCTACAATCTCGTCACGGAATGCCGTAACCCAGTTTTTTGTTACATTGAATTTTCTGGTGATCTCGTAAATATAGATGATCCAATTACCTTCTGTGGTGCTTCTTGTTCCACTTTCGACCATCCAGTCAGAAATACTGTTAATCATCCAATCGGTAACTTGTTTTACAGTTTCGCTAGTATACATTTTCTATTACCTCAATCAAAACTGAACCACTTCATGTTTTGCCTTTTCCAGCATCTCTTTCTCTTGTTCTTCAAGACGCTCAACCTCGCACAAAACATCACGAATGCCAAAGATAATCAAATCACGATCTCGTTCACGTTCTGCTCTATGTACTGGATTGTTTTTACAAGATCCTTCGCACAAGTTATTTTCTCTTGCAATCAAATTATCAATCGCATACTTCAAAACACGCTTATCTTTTTCAGTCATATTTATCACCTCAATCATTGTAAAATATCTGTTTTAGCAGTTTTTGAAGTCCAAATCTCTTACAAAATTCACAATAGGGTCTCGGAAAACAACGCTCTTAATACAAAGAGACTCCAAATTATACTGACCTTTACAATTTCCGTAAAAGATAAGTCCATGACCGATTTCATCAAACCATTTTTGTGCCTTATCAATAGAATAAAAGTGTTGCGCACCATCAACGGATTCAGTAAAAAATGTGTACCCACACTCACCAAATTGAACATACTCCCAACGATTAAGAGTGTTTCCTTCGTAGTCGAATAAATGCTTTACGGCAATAACATATACAGTTTTCATATTTTCATCTCCTATAAACGCATGATTTTAGATATAAAAAGCATCATAAAGATCTTCTGGCTTATCATTCGGCATCCATACTTTTGCATTATCATTAAGGAAGTAACCGCAACCAAAAAATCCAGCAGGAGAATCACAAAGATTCTGTTCACCATCTTTAACACCAGCTTGATAAACAACATAGATAAACTCAGCAAGCTCATGCTTATCCATTCGCTTGATGCGGTCGTACATTGTTTCCATATCAATCACTCCTTCTAATATTTTTATGCTTTCGCATTCTGGTAGCGGTTATGTCTGCCCTAGTACCGCTAATCACCTAGCATAATAACGTATTATTTTAATTCTCCTTTCAAATATAATTTCTGCTTATAATGCCTATGTTCTTTCATGATTTTGTTTCGTTCTTCTAATGACGGTTTATAATCTTTCCAGTGGCTCTTGATGTGATCATCATTTTTCTTTTTGGATTCTGGATTAACTATAAGCAAAATAGATTTCTTGCTCACGTTATATTCTTTTGCCAAATCCATTAGGCTAAATAATCCAGTAGAATATTTTTTTCGGATTTCTTCTTTCATTACAGATGTAATCTTTACTCTTCTGTCTTGCTGTTCCGAAAGTTTTATTTTTTCAGATTTATAAGGCATTATGGCACCCACTCCTGACTTCTTATATAATCCTTAATAGATGAATTATACTTATTACGGTCAATATACTGACACAGAACACGCTGCACATCTTTGTTATCACCGTAATCCATCGCAATAGAAATATCCTCGCCGTGTGTACCAACACCAAGACGTTCATATTTTCTGACCTCATTATAGAAATCATGTGCGCTGTAGTGCCTACCATCCCGGCGATCGAGAATGCTGTCAATAATCATTCTTCACTCTCCTGATTTTCAATATAAACCATACACTTCGCAGTGCCTAATATGCTGTTGCAACGTCATTGGTTTGTAGACGTTCTTAGAATTAGAATTTGGGCGATACCAATGAATAATCTTTCCGTCATTCAAAAAATAGCAAGTAACAATACTTCCATTACTTAATGCCTTAATAGGCTTCGCTTCATTTGGAACTTCTGACAGCTTCCAAAAATATTTTTCTTCTCTAAATTCACGATTCAAAGAAAATCTTGCAATTCCATTTTCCATCCCAAGATAGCAAGTTCTAAATCCAATTGTTTTTTCGAAGAAATGCAGTTGTTCCCATGAATCAAATTCAGCAAAATACCACTGCCAATTTTTGTGTATTATAATTTTTGTACGATGCCTTTCATTGATATTTTTTGCAACAGTCATATAATTCTTGTTCCAATAAAATTCATACTTCATTTTCAATCATTCCCTCATCAATCATATTTTTGTAGAAATCATCGTCCAAGATTTGCTCTCCACACCAATTCACAAATAATCTTGCAACGTCCTCGCCAGACATTTTAACCAGCGTGTTCCACATCTTTTTTTGCACATCAGTCATTATTTTAACCCCTCCAAACAGATCTCTTAGTGTCAAAAATACCCTCTGACGTATCGCCATCACTTTCGGTGTAGAAGTAAATCATATCTGCACCATCAACTCTTTCGATATGGAAGTACTTTGCATTTTTGATAATTTCTTTTTCGCGCCACCCAGCAGTATTCAAAAGATTACTTTTACTGATGAATGTAAATGTGGCAACAATTTTTTCATCACCTGCTCCATTGATTGTCGTTATTACAGTAGGCACGGCTCCTGCCGGTGTCCTATTCCATTCAGCCTCGCAAGAAGCATGAGGGCCAAAGAAATCATCATCAAAGAACGGAATTGCTGTAATGTAGTTTGTGTAAAACGTAGGCGAAACCACTTCTTCCTTTGTTTCTTCCGGTACAAGAACCATCTCCCCAAAATCATTTTTCTTATAACGAACCTCACTCATAAGAATCAGGCAACTATCACTTGTGTAGTGAAAATTCTCGTAATCATAGTTATTGCATTTCATACTCACATCTCCTTATTCTCTGTTTTTACTTGCCATCTCAATTATCTTATCAATATTGTTTTCGAGTAAAAATTCCATATCCTGCATATGAATCGCAAGAATTTCTTTCAGCTCTTTTTTTACAGCCTGTTCTGTAATTTTGGGACAGTTGCAATGCACTGTTAGAATCAAATCATCAAACGTAATACCATCCATAAGATTGTCGCTCACAACCATATCGTCACCAAGTTTCCAATTCCGTTCCATTTTATAGCCCTCCTCTCGTATCCTGTGTTATATATCTATATGGTAAAAATAAAAGTCCTATGACGGACTGCCTTTTCTAGCTACATAATACAGGATACCATTGCTTTTGTCAAGCACTAAAATGTAGATTTTATTAACATCACATTTTAGTACGTTGATACGTTGTTTATTCATGACTGTTCTGTGAACATCAGTCATTCACTTCATCAGGCCGTGTCCACAAGACATCCTCGATGATGTCATCATAGATGGTTTCTGTGCCGTTACTGTTCATAACCATGGTTACTTTCTGCCCATTTGACGGAAACTCTTCCATGCTTGCGTAAGAATAGAGCCATTCCTCTCCATTCTCATCAATCACATGGATTGTCTTGATTCCATTGCGAAACACTTCGGTTTCGTCTACATAACCGGCCAAAACATAACGATTCTGCAAGCGAGTTTTCACAAACTCTGCTGCGTTTGCAGTCATACAATTTGCCAAAATGGAAACACCAGCCACAATAGTAGCCAGGATAACGGACAGCTTATTCTGAGTAAGCTTCATTTTTTCTCCTTTACACTCTCATGCACTCATCAAGATAGATTCGTTTACCGAAACACTTGACGTATGCTCTGCCAGACGGTGCATAGATGATCTTCAAATGGTGATAGTGAAAATACTTCTCATCATCACACAACACACCAGACATACCATAAAGATAATCGTCAATGCCGTATTCGATATCGCCATGAATCTGGAAACCACCACATCTGCCGTAGCTGCTATCATAAGCGGTTACAGGATGGCTCTTACAGTATTCTCTTGCGGTCATGCTAAACCCTCCTTAAAACATATCTTTTATTCTGACGGCATTCCAAAGACTTCAATGTAAGCCTTCTTGACTGCCGTTGTGATATGCGAATCATGTACGTTATATTTATCGTACCACCCACAAATCGTACCAGAAGTGTACACATACCTGAGTAAATCCCATGCAATCCGGGTCAACAGGTCATTGTACTCATGCTCTGCAATAACGCTCTTAACATATTTCTGCCAAGCGTCTGCATTAGTCGTTTTCACATACTGAAAGCGATTGACAATATCGGAGTAAACAGAATCGAGCTTCATTTTTGCCATATTCATTCTCCTTTACCAAAGATTCTCACAAGCAAGGATTCCGCCCTTTTCATAGGGCAAACGTCTGACGCAATCCCTATGGGGGCAATCCAGCTTTTCGCAATACTTGCAATTTGCATTATTGCGCTCTTGTTTCGCAAAGAATTTCTTTGCACTTTTCAGGTCACAAAAATAATGACCCTGATCCCATGTGTAGGAATCCGGGTCAAAATGCCAAGCCACAATGTATGGCTGATAGTGATTCTTCTTGTAAAACAACGCCGTATAAGCATTGCCTACTTCGAGAATATCAATATCTTCTCTGTTCATTAGTTCAACCACCCTTTCCATTCTGCCACACCCATAGCGATGGCACCCAGAACGAAAAACCACATCATAGGTGCAATACAACCCGCCTGATAGGCGGTGTAACCAAAGAACATGAGAAGTGATTTCATAACAAACATCCTTTCTTATTTCTTATTCAATCCAGCATTTTGCGGTGCTGACGTATTCAACACCGGCTTTTGCTAGGGCTTCATGATAAATTTTCGCAAGCTCTGTATCACCAAATGTTATGGCAACATCAAGAGCCGATTCAATAGCCAAGATTGCCATTGTATCACACCTCTCTAACGGTTTCGACGATATAATCGTCATATTGATTTCCGAACGTAACGTATGCGTCCGGGCTGCACTTGGACAGAGCTTCAATCAATTCTGCTACGGTCATGCTGGTTGTTTTGTGCTCGATGATATCAAGCAGAGCATAGCCGGCGTGATTCTCTCCGTTAATTCTGACAAATTTCATAATAAATCTCCTCTTTTATTGTGTTGTTTTCTGAAGTGCTTTCATTCTGCCCATTATTGAATATTCTGCATTTTATTTGCATAAATATACATTTTTGGGCATAAAAATAACACCCTATGAGTTTAGGTCATAAGGTGTTTGTTGACGTGAGTATTCGGTTCTGCTAGAATAGAGACATCATAATTTGGAAGGAAGTCCTTGCTATGGGAAGCAAATGTATAGCCATTCACTATCTTGAATCAGAAAAAATTCAATTTATGACGAATGTTTTCGCAAAGGTCGAAGAAGCAAAGTTGAATATTTTTCATGCTTCTCAAAACAATAATATGGATAATGATTTCAAAATCTGTTTAGATTGCCTCTGTGGTTGTTTGGCATTAGGTCGTACTAAAAAGTATTCACAGGTTTTTCTAAATGCTAATTCTTATGATCTGTCTGACGCATATCACTACATAACAACAGGCTTTCATTTTGATGGGACAAAAGGAACTGTGCCAGATGATATACGAGAGCTTGCTGCTTTTGTTTTAGAATATGGAGATTACTTTGATTTAATTTTAGAAAAAATCAAAAAAGATGACAAAGATTTCTACAATAAAATCATTTCAGAATCTTAGGTTTTCCGTTTTCATCAATGATGAGATTGCCATAAGTGTATGCTTCTGCACAAGCTTTCAAAACGGCGTTTTTCGTCGTTCCATTCAGCTCTGTTTTTGCTGTGAACGCATCAAAGAGATCAGGTGTAATCTGTACACCAACATTCTTTTTCTTACTCTTATCACGTTCGTATTCTTTGTGATAATCACGCTCTGCCATAATTGCACCGCCTTTTCTTGATGGTGCAATTATATCATTCTGACGAATTGCTGTCAAACTCAAAATTATCACCTTGCTTTCTTGCCAGATTTCACAGGAAACACGTCATTCAAAGGGCGCATATCTCTGTTATCGAAATCACGGGCACAGCATCCAGTGCCGTCCATGTAGTACGACATTCTTTCATCCATGCGGAAGCTATGATTATTCATCAAGACTTCTTTGCCGTAGATCCAGCCGGAAACTGTGATGTATTCACTAGAGCCAAATACAACACGCTGAGAACGCTTTTTCTGAGCCGGTTTGCCCGCCTCATTATAGCGATCGTCAAGACGTTTCTTGCTCTTATGGTAGCGCAAAGAACCCTCTGCATTAGCTTGTGATGCTCTGAGAAAAGCCATTTCGCTCTGTTGCTGTTTGGCCCTTTCCATTGCAAGACGCTTTTCTTTCTTGCTCTGCTGATAGGCATTCCAGTCATAAAGGGAAACACTTCTTGTGCGGTATGCTTCTCTGAGGAAGTCAACAATCTTGCAAGGATGGATAGAAGTCCATCCCATAGACGTTTTGACGTACATAGGCATAAAGCCTGTTTTCATTGCGATAAACGGACGACTGACGAATACAACGCCGTCAAATGTGCCGTAAAGATCATGCTCTTTGACTTCTGTGCCGTTGTAGATGATAGAGTGCCCAGAAGTGTTCTGACACACTTCTCCCATCGTATTCTGATAGGATTTCAAGATATTTCACCTCTTTCTTAGAATCCTGTTTCGGCTCATGCCATCATCAGGGGACGGACTTCTACCGCCCGACAGGGACAGACTTTTGCCCGGTCTGTCAGCGGTAACTAACTCAAGCGGCAACTTTATTAGAACTTGCCTTAAAAGCCTTGTCTGCTTCCTCAAAAGTCTTGCGTGCTTCCTCAAGTTTGATATTCCAAGAGCTGATAGTGTTCTTGATGGTATCAACAACGGCTTTCTTTTCGTCGTAGACGGTCTGAGCGGACAGCATAGCCTTGTTATGCTTCTCTTTGGTAGCATCCTTAATAGTGTTATCGCTTGCGTCTTTCTCACACTGAGCCTTGCACTTGTCAAGCTCTTTCTGAGCATCATCAAGGGCATTCTGAGCGTTGGAGAACTGAGAATTCGCCTTTGCCAAACGTGCCTTACAACGCTTCTCAGCAAGGTTATAATCCCGCTGATAATCCTCAAGGTAGACGGTCTGAGCTGCTACCGCTTCAAGCATAGGCTCAAGAGCCTTGACGAACTTGTTGATAGGAAGGTTGCTAGGGTTATAATCGCCATCCATGTTAGGAAGGTATGCTTCCGCCATAGACAAAATCTTTCCACCCAGATCGGACGCTTCCGCCATCTTGAACGTATCGCCAAAGACGATGGTTGCAAGCTCATTCAGGCACTCATAGAAGTTATCGGTGTAGACCTTAATAATAGCCGCACTTTCTCCCTTGCTCTTGCTCTTGTTAAGATTGCAAGCCGTATTGTAGACGTACTGGACAGCCTTGCCGTATGCGTTGTACTCTTTTTCGTCCATGAGAAGGTACTCAGGCACTTTTTTAGGGTATGCCTTGAGCGTGTTCAGACCGTTCTTGACGGTGTAGGAAATGAGCATCTTGCCATTGCTTGCATAGCCTTTTTTCTCAGAGCTTGCACGGCAAGATTTACGAATAGACAGACAGACGTTAGACAGGTTAGACATAGTATTATCTCCTTTGTTATGTTATAATGTATGTATGATCGTACTTGCGACAAACTACTGTCTGTCGTTGTGGTACAGTACGCTTTTGATACAAGGTGCATACTGTTGACCATCCTTGCTGATCCTCTTGGGTATAGTCTACCTAGGGACCAGTGAAAGACTTGCGTCTAAAACATCTTGTTTGCCAATTTGACGGAATTTCGGCGTTTCACAACGTTCTACTTTAGCGTGTTTTTCAAGGTGCAAATTATGACTTGTCGCACCGTACCAACAAAACCCGAAAGTTTTGCCGATATGGTAGGCTTCTAATCTTGACTTTTGTTGCATGATTTTTCTTGTAATTAAACAAGAGTTAAACCAAACAGGCTAAAATCAGAAGTCTTGACTTGTCAATGTGCTGTTGGGTTTTGGGTTTTGCTTTTGGGCTGTTGCCCTTGAGCTTGACTGTATTGTATCACGCTTTAAGCGTTTTGTCAAGCCCTATTTTTTGAGCCGCTCAAGCGGTAAAACGTCAAAAATCAGAAACTGGAATTTTCCGGTTTTCCAGAACCATCATGTTTTCCGGTGTTCGGCGTGTTTCGCTTGAACTGGCCTTATTTTAACGCTTTAAGCGTTATTTGTCAATGCGCTTTAAGCGTAAATGTTGCACACGCAACAAATGGATTTTTGTGTACCTATTAGAGTCTCAGATGGGTGCGTGCGCGTGCGCGATATGGAATAATAATATTATTACAATATCGGCGGAATGGAGCAGGTGTAAAGTATTTTTACTTTACTTTATGTTGCCTGTGCAACATGTGATATCATTTTGATATCGAACAATTCATACTAAATTACTATGAATTAAATTAGATATCCTAGCAAAATGCTAGGAATTATATGCCTGTTGATATCCTAGTAAAACACTATGGATTAAATCTGCACCAATAATTCCTAGTAAAGTGCTAGGAATGAGTGCTGGGAAATGAGCTTTTCCAGCACTCAAGCCATGGGGGCGGACTTTTCATTTTTTGGACGTTCCCGGCAGCAAGCCGAGCACCCAGTACATCTTTATTATTCATAATCACCAATTATCAATTTGTTATATTCCATATCGCTATACAATTTGCACAACAATCTCCACAAAAATCACCTTCTTTCCAATTCCTATCAAACCTTCCTAATCTCCATCTTATTCCATCCCAGCACTCCATCACACTCTCTACCCTATTCCCTCTCCGGGTACACTTTTCCCTGGCAAAATCATCCAAAATACACCCCTATACCCTCTCCTATATACACCCACAAATCACTCATTCCCCACCCCAAAATACCTAAAAATGACTTAAAATCGCTATTTTTCAATCGGTAGCTCATTCGGTAACTATCTAAAATTTAACGTATTTGCGTTATATTTTAGATAGTTTTTCTTTTTATTTGTACCTTTTTTATCCCTATTTTGTTCCTTTTTGAGCCAATAAAAGCCGAAAAAGCTAGGTTTCATGCGGGTTTTCCCGATGTGTACCATAAATGTACCGAAAATGACCATTCTTCGGAGTATAAAATACCTATTTGTACCAATCTGTACTCCCCTATCACCATAAATGGATTGATCTGGCATCTGAGCAGCACTTTCAGGGACTCTAAGGACCTACAAGGAGCATGATTGTAGCCTCTGGCAGCTTACACAGAACATATAGAGCATCTGGATGTTCTTCATAGAGAGTAACACTCTCAGAAACATACCTTATTATAATAAGCGCTAGAAATATTAGCATCCTGTATTAGATAGCTATTGAATTTTTGGCAATCTCATGGTATAATGAGTGCAGATAGCTATACAATACAGGATACTACTAAGAGATGGTGTTAGGATGATTGTGGTGGATGTTTATAGTAGTCTTCCAGACAGGGCGTGGAGATGGATCTCGCGTCTGAGGACGCTCGTAGGTTTACTCAAATTGAATCTATGTCGCTTACGCTCCATAGCTTCAAGTCGAGTAAACCATTAAAAGATATTTTGTGATAGGAGTTGTGGGTGATAAAACCTTACAGAATTCAAAGTACAACTAAATATTAACAAATTATGAATTTTGTACATCAAAACTGATATTACACATTATATATATACAGGTTTGATGTACAAAAACAGGAGGTAATGTATGACCAAAGCATATGAAGTGACACCTGATATGATTTCAAAATTATCTGCTGGTCAGATTTTCAAGAACTTTTCTGAGCTTGCAAGATGTCTCGAAGTTCTTGATGATAAAGGTAAACCAATTACAGGAAATAGTCGTCCTGCATTCTTGGAAGAGCTGGACAGATTCGTAGTTCTAAAGAAGGCTGGGCGACAAATTATTATAAAAAGTATACGGCCAGAGGATGAGATACTTCCGGCAAAGCCAGTGGGTGGTAATAGAAAGTTTATTGACCTTATTCAGAAATTGCTTGTCTACCACTTCAACGCCCTTTGTCAGTCGCAACCATGTGACGGCATTAAACTGCTATGGGAAAAGAAAGACATCTGGGAGACCTGTGGAATGGTTGGGCGTGATTACAGATGGTGGGGACGGAATGCCGAGACAGAAGATGACGAGGCTGTTGCTGAGGCGTTCCGAAAAATGGTCGGAAGTGTCAAACTGAAAACTTGGCTAGATAGTGCCCTGCATGGTTTAAAGGTAAACGATGCGTTGGATTATGAGGAGACGAGGGCATTCATTGATTATGTTGATGGCCGTGCTGTCATAACTCCTTTGACAGACAAACAGAATTTAACTTACATGCGATTGAAGGCCGAGGTACTAAAAGATTATACATTATCTGATGGTAGAACTCCGGCAACTGAACGGGATCTTTGGCAAACTGGTCGGATGAGAGATTTCTATCGCAAGCTGAACCCAAAGCTTAGAGAGGAATTTGAAAAAGAGCAAACGTATAGTACCATTCAAAAGGTTTATAGAATTGTTGTTGAGCCAAAAACTATGAACCTATTTGCTCGCAGGTTTGGAAAAATCGACCCAGCAGATGTGGAACTCGCTGTGCAGATGATGGCAAAGTTAAATACAATTGTCTGTGACGGCTTGTTATCTTCAATGATCTTTAATAAGGAAGTCATCGTGGCAACAAGAGTTCAGGAACACGAAGATGTTGAGCGGAGACTGGAAGAACAGAAGCCATGGGGTGACAATAATAAGATTGAAAGAAAAATCCGAAAGGAATTTGAATATAAAAAAGTTAAGTTGACTAACCAGCAGGTGGCAGATATGGTTGACAACACAATTCGTCAGTCTCCCGACCAGTTACTTGTTACCTTGAACCAAAAAGACCATGGATGCAAGATTATCGAAAAACTGTATATCGACAATTTCTTGGCTGGCAGCGGTTTGACTGAAGAACAATATGAGCAAATTATGCAGGATGCGGATAAAGAATCTGCGGACGCAGAACTTATGGCTCGACTTGTGGCTGAGGCGAATGCGAGAATGGCAGCTCGTGATAACGTAAATGTAGAATGCGTTATGAATTTTGAAGCAGATATTGTCGATAAGGTGTTGGCGGACAAGATGGCAGAAAAAAGTAATAAGAAAGCTGGCCGCAATGTGTTGGATTGTGGTCTTAATATTGATGATTTAATTGGTGAGATTTGAAAGAAGGTTAATGACAATGAATTTTGATAACCCCTATTGGATTGATTTAAAGGTAACGTATGAGTATTACCAAACTGCTGGACGCTTGCCGGAATTTTATAAGAAGCATGTCTGCACAAAATGCCAGTATGAGATTCCGTGCTTCACTACTTGTGATGATGTGCGATGCAAATGTCAAGAGTTTAAGCCTAAGACTGTGCGGAAGGCTGACAAGTATTTACATATCAATGATTTCATGAACGATGTGGCTGCATTTGAGACCAGCCGTGCGAATGAGAATTAAATAAGAGTTTGTTTGGCTCTTGTTTGAAATACAAATTACATATTAAAATGGAGAACACACATGAGTGAAATGGATATTTGTGAAAATGCTTCAAAACTACTAAATCTTGAACTATCAAAACTGCTTAGTGGAGAGTATTTTGTTAAGCAAATCGCAACAGAACTTGACCGTCGTTATGACGTTTACGATAAATATGGTCATATTTTAATTGAGTCTCCTATTGTATTGTATTCTTGCACAATTAAAAATAATGAAACTGGCGATGTAAGTCATGTTGATGGAGAACTCGCAAAACGAATCTATGATAAATATATTGATTGTATGAATTTGGTTAAAGAAGGAGATTAAGTGATGCGTGTACAGATTGGTAAATACATTATTAAAAATTGTGACGATCGGAACCTCGTTATCGTTGAGCAGCGCCCAGCTGGCAAGAATCCAAAGACTGGTGAGATGGGCACCGGCGTAAAGGAGGTTACGGTCGGCTATTACCCGAATCTTGAATGGGCTTTACATAAGATTAAGGATTTGAATATTTCCGAAAGTGATGCTGATACAGTGGACGTTTTACTGGCAGAGCTTGAACAGATTGATAGTACAATCCGTTTGGTAGCTGATGAGGTTAAGTGATGGATAAGTTTGTAAATGCAACACGATTGATTGGCGTCCTCGATAGTGCCATCGCTCGTCCTAGGGCTAGAGGTAATGCAAAGTCTATTGAAGATATGTGGTGCGATATGGCAATGCAATACACAAAGCGCATTCTTGAAGAAGAGATATCTGCTGGCGGTGAGTTCCGTAGAGTGGTTCATGCTCACTGGATTGAACATGAGGCGGATTTTGGAGAATCACTGTATTGTGAGTGTTCCAGTTGTCATAACTCTACTGGAATCGACTGTACACTATTCTGCGGTGCCTGCGGTGCTATTATGGACGAGCAGACGATTAAGGTTAAAGACTATTGAGGTTGATGAATGATGCGTACTTATGAGGATGTTGATGCAGAAATCAAGCAGCTTGTGCGTGACATGAATAGTTCAAGTCTGACACGCAGCGAGTATGATACTGCTGACGATATGCTGGATGAGCTCTATCAGGAGCGTGAACGACTTTGGCTCAAGGCTATGGAAGATGGCGAGAGTTGCTATCTGTAAAAGCCTAATTTTATATTTTTCTTTGTAGCTATGAAACACAGGATACATTTAAAAAGAACATGGAGGTGACTGCCGAATGGCAAAGCAGCAAACTTGCCAAAAGTTTGTTTTTAAGATCCATACGAAGCGTCTAGTTGAAACAAAATGGGATTTAACTCTACCGTTGGATGAAGCCAGACGAAATCACGAGATTATCTCGCTTGCTGATAGCACTGTTCTACGATGGATTGATGAATTGAATGGTGTTACGGATGCAGAGGCTAAGGCGCGAAGCATTAAGCGTAGAATTAAGATGCTACGGAATGAGCCATCTTGCTTAGAGAACCGCCGGGAGATTCGGAGACTATACACTGAATTGGACGCAGTTCAATTCAAGCCGGATTATATGTGTCTGGTGGTTGATAAGAAGAATGATTACCGCCGGGCATGTTCTCCAAAGGGGTTTAAAATCAATGGAATCACGTATCGCCGTCTGGTTGGTACTACCGGTGGTGTTAAGAATAGCACGATTGTGTTTGTGAGCGACCGTCTTGTTGGTGAGATCCGCAAGCGAATTGATAATGGCCGTAACAAAGGAATGGAGTTTATTCCGGCAAAGTTGGAAGCATATCGGGCACTCGCCTGCTCTGCCTCAATCCCTGTTACTGATCCAGATGGCATTCTGGTTGTGGATGATTGCTATACTCATTTTAAAGACCATGTGATTATCCTGGATGATGGTGTGTCTGGTGAGCCTACGATGGTCGAAGATCCTGAACATGATTGCGAACTGTGTGCCAGCGATGGTTTTGGTCTTATCAGCTATGACCTTGCCCAACAATGGAGCGAAGATTTGAAGCTACCGTCAACTGCGTCTGGATTCTGTGTGCGTAACGCCTTTTGTAAGGGAATGCTATTCCCCTTCCCTTTCCGTGAGTTCGCCAAGAAGGTTGCAAAGCAGAATATGGTCAAAGACACTTTTGGCGACTATAAGGACATTAACCGTGTGCAGATGATCCTTACTACGTCGATGCTCAAACTTTATGACAGCTATCATAGTGCAGATGATTGTTTCGAGAATTGTCAGGAAAACCACTACCACTTTTCTGTAACGAAGACCTGTGAGCTGGAGCTTGATGAAGAGCGTAATCTGAACTATCAATTTATCCAGAGTTATAATTTAACGAACGATGAGATTCGAGAGTTGGTGAAGCCTACACTGGATGAAATCAAAGGTGCCATGGGTGGTGATTGGCGTGATGTACTGCTTTATTTGCGTGGCAACGGAATGCGTGATGACCCGAGTTACATAAACAGCTTAGAGAATGATTATATCAAGGCCTTAATGATTGAGCCAGAAATGATCAACGACCCATACGTTCAGAACCGCATTCGATTCTTTATTAAAAAACGAATTTCTCAGGCGAAAACAGGTGTAGTAAAGGTTAGAGGTAACTTTCAAGTTCTTAGTGGTGACCCGTATGCGCTTTGCCAATCTATGTTTAGAATGCCTATCACTGGTCTTTTAAAATCTGGTGAGGCTTATAGTCGATTCTGGAACGACCGTGATGTGAAGCGAGTAGCCTGTTTTAGAGCGCCAATGAGCCAGATGGCAAATATTCGATGCATGGACATAAACTCAAGTGATGAGTGCAAAAATTGGTATCGCTATATGAAGACCGTATTTATTCTGAACGTGTGGGATAATACGGACGCTGCACTTAATGGGGCCGATAACGACGGAGATCTCTGTTTTAGTACAGACAATCATATCCTGATTGATAAATGGGTGGATGAGCCTACAGTTCTCTGTGTGCAAAAGAAGGGCGAGAAGAAAATCCCCACTGAAGAGGACTTTATTAGCTCTAATATCAATGGATTCGGTGACGATATTGGAAAAATCACAAATCGTATCACCACAATGTTTGATGTGCGAAGTAAATTTGAGCCAGGAAGCCGCGAGTACGAAGAATTAACATATCGCATTAAATGCGGCCAGCTATATCAGCAGGCGTCGATTGATCGCATAAAGGGTATTTCCACTACTCCGATGCCTCAATACTGGTACGACAATAAGGCTTGTGTTGTTAAAGAGGATGATAACTCAGATGTTGTTGAGGACAAGAAGTTCTGGGCACGTATTTGTGCTTGGCGCAAACCTTATTTTATGAGCTACATTTACCCCTCTCAGATGAAGGACTATAAAAAGTATGTGGCTGCAGCTCGTAAGAGAATTAAATGGGAAGGTTTTGATGGCCTTGACGAGATGATGAAAAAGGAAGTCAAGAATGATGTTGATGAAGTTGTTATCCAATATTACCTTTACCGTATGCCCGTCGGTGTTAATTCCTGCACTATGAATCGTCTGTGCTGGATTATTGAAGATGAACTTGAAGAGTTTGAAGATGATTTGAAAAAGAAGCGTAAATTTGATTACGATTCTCTCAAGTCTGGTGATGAATATAAAAATTCTCAGTATTACGGTATTCGCCCTATCTTTAAAGAATATCTTCGATACGCACGAACAAACTCTGTTATCGACAATTCAAATACCAAGAACAAGGAAACCGGCGCAGATCGAATTGAGAAGTTGAATTTTTACAACGAAAATATGTTGCGTACCATGCATCAAAAATGTTCTGATGATAATATCCTTTGTGATATTTTGTTGGACCTCTGTAAGAAAAACGCCTCAAGTGTCTCGATTGTATGGGCTCTATTTCCTGATATTATTATTAAGCGTCTCTTTGATAAGGCTGGCAACAAGGCCCATGTTCTTGTTAAGGACGATAATGGTGATGTTGAATATTGTAGTGAGCGTTATAAAGACGTGTTAGTCGATATGAACAAAATTGAAGAGGAGGATGCGAATGGTAGTATTGAATGAACGTGAGTATGCAGAAGAACTGCTTCAAAAAGATGTGACTTGCAGAACCGCCGGGCACGCTTTACATTATATTGCAAAGCTTTATTTCTCTCAGGGGTACTCTAAGGAAGAAGTCAAGAAGAAGCTTGATGATTTTCTTGTGGCTCATATGTTTGGATATAATAGAGTTTTAGATGAGAACTTTATCGTGCAAGCGATTGCGTCCGCCAAAGGAAAACAATTGGTTGAACTTGATGAAGTAAGTGTTACAAAGTCTGAAACCCAGAAAATTCTTTCCTTGGATGGGAAACCGATGCAACGGCTCATGTTCACAATGCTTTGTTTGGCTAAGTTTCATATGGCTGTAAACAACAAGTGTAATTATTGGATTACGGAAGATACACGAGATATTTTCCGTATGGCTGGTGTTTCTGTAAATGTAGATAAGCAGAATGAAATGATTCGAGAACTGCGCAATCTTGGTTTTATTGGTTTTGCCAGCTTAAAGAAGATTGACAACTTGAACATTCATGTGTTAATCGCAGACGAAGAACCGCCTATCGCAGTTACAGTATCAAATTTCGAGACTGCTGGGATTCAGTGGAATCAGTTTTGCGGAAAGCCATACATCAGGTGTGAATGTTGCGGTCGTACCGTTGCTCGGACTGGGCGCAGACAAAAATATTGTCGTAAGTGCGCCAAAAGCATCAATATTGAGAAAACATCTCAAAATAGAAAAATGTTTGATTTATAAATCGTGCATTTTTGTATTATTTTAACACAGATACGTTGTATTTTTACATATTTATATAAAATCATTACGGGATAGTTATGGTAGGGAGAGAGCGAGGACGCTTGTTTTCTTCCTACCTATTTTATTTTGAAGGGATGTAATGACCTAAATGATCGAAATCACCAAAGCAGAAGCCAAGGAAATCCGTAAGGTTTATCCGCATGTCTTTGTTGCAAAGACTCGTCACAAGCGTTTTATTGAGGAGTCTGTCCGCTATCTGGAGTTGATTCCGTTTAATATTGAAGCTCGTGAAATTGTTGAGCGTGCCAAGCGTGGCATTCGAGACTAATTTATGAAAGAACGAGGTACAGACTTTGGATTTTGAAATTCAGCTGCCCGAGGAGATCACTAACCTGATGAATAGTGGCGGTCTCCCTTCTCCTGAGATGATGAACTTCTATGTTGACGAGAAGGATCGCATCTTCTTTATTGACTTTGAGATTGACCAGTCTCTGATTGAGATTGAGCGCAAGATTCTGCAGTACAACCGTATCGACAAGGATGTCCCTGTTGAGCAGCGCAAGCCTATTAAGCTGTTTATTTACAGCTATGGTGGCGAGCTGGACGCCATGTTCAGCTTTATTGATGTTGTTGCACTGAGCAAAACTCCTGTTTGGACGATTAACGCAGGTATTGCAATGAGCGCTGCTCTTGTGATGCTGTTGTCTGGTCAGAAGCGCTTTGCTCTGCCTCACTTTACCGCGCTGATTCACAGTGGCTCTGGCGGCACTCAGGGTACTTTCGAGCAGTCTAAGATGGCTATGGACTATTACGAGAAGCAGGTCGTGAAGATGCGTGAGTATATTATGGCTCACTCTACTATTGATAAGAAGACCATGACTAAGAATAAGGCTAAGGATTGGTATCTGGATGCTAATGAGCAGGTCAACTTTGGTATCGTAGATAAGATTTGCGATAATGTGGATGAGTTCAATTAAGGGAGAGTTGTAATATATGGCTAAGAGAAAGATTCCCACTGAGATTCCTATGGAGAAGATTACTGATCCTGATCAGTATGGTTTTTACGGCATTTCTTTGGACCCTGAACAGCGTGTGTTTCGTGATGCAATTTGGAATCCAAACATTGATGTTGTGATCTGCAACGCTGCTGCCGGTTCCGGCAAGACGCTTATTGCGACTGCGACTGCAAATCTGCTTGTTCAGGCTGGCTATTTTGATAAACTGACTTACGTCGTGTCTAGTTATGGCGAGAAGCGTCAAGGCTATCTTCCTGGATCTATTACGGAAAAATCGGAAGTTTTCTTTGAACCTTTTTATCAGGCTCTGATTAAATGCAACGTTGACCCTAATAAGGTTATCAACGACGAGTCTATGGTGAATCAGAAGAATGGCACTGGTTATATTTCTTGTCTAACTCATACTTTCCTTCGTGGCACGAACCTGAGTGGTATTATTTTGTTGGACGAGAGCCAGAATTATACTCCTAAAGAGTTACAGAAGACTATTTCTCGTTGCGATGGTAGTGATGGCGAAAAGGTAAAGTTGATTATTATTGGTCATGATTTACAGTGTGATCTTGATAAACCTTCTGACTCTGGTTTTATGCGTTGCCTCCAACATTTTGCGAAGCATGACCGCGTAGCCGTATGTCAGTTGACTACAAACCACCGTGGTTGGATCAGTCAGTGGGCTGATGAAATGCCTGTGGATTAAATTTTGAAATAAAATATAAGGGAGAATAAGAATTATGGTTGCTAAGAAGAGTGTTGTTTTTAAGAACGCTATTATTGATACTGTTGAAGGCACTATCACCGAGATTACCAAGGACGGTGAGAACGTCTTCAATCTGAAGGAAGCTCTGGCAAAGTGGGATGGTATTGAGGGTGTTACTATCAATATCTCCACCTCTGATGAGCTGCTGGGCGACCCGGCTTGATACCAATGGGTTGCTATAATAAGCAGCCAGAAGAAACGAGCGATGACTTCTTTGTAAGAATCGGGAATGCCGTTCTGGCTAGAGAGTTGACTTGGGATGGCGCAACCAAGGTACTCAATGATGAGTTGGGTAAGAATTTTGGTGAGTGCGCATATCGCAAGCGTTTTAAGGCATTCCGTGCGGGTATGCAGTATCAGGAGTCTTTATCTAATAGAGATGTTGGAGCCTGCATTCTGTCTATTTCCGATCTACATATTCCATTCCAGAAGCCTATTGAGACTTTTAGTGAGTACGCTGGCAAGATTGATATCCTTCAGGTAAACGGAGATTGCGTAGACGCCGCTGCCCTGTCGCGTTTTTCGCGTGTGTATCGGCAAAGTCCAATGGATGAAATTCTGTTGGCAAGACAGTATTTGATTGACTTGATTGAAATGCTACGGCCTAAAAAGGTTGTGGTCAATTACGGCAATCATGATATTCGTTTCCAGAATTATCTTGCCAAGAACATTGACGAGGATCTTCTTGCCTTAATGCCGAAGACTGCACTTGAACTTATTCTTATTGATGGATTTAACCATTATAACAAGGAAATTCATACAAAGGTTCATTACGACCCTTTGATTGAGGTGTTTAGTGCAGAAGGTATTGAAATTATTTACAACGACAGTTGGTACAGCCAGATAGGAAGCACTGTTCTGTGTCATCCTATGGCATTCTCATCTGGAATTTTGAAAACAAGCGAAAAAGCGCTACGCTATTTTCAGGATATTGGACTTGATTTTGATTCGCTGGTTATGAGTCATGTACATCGTGTCGGCTCCTATTCTGTTGGAAAGTATAATCTATACGAGCAGGGCTGTTGTTGTGATACTTCAAAAATGGAGTATGCAGACGGTAAACTGACCACTCCGCAGCGAGAGGGTTTCATTGTTGTCTATCAGGACAAGGATGGAAAGTTGATTGAGAGTAAAACGCATATTGTGCGTTTGAATTAAAAGCGGTGAACCCTACCGATTTAAGTGTGGAATTAAAAAAGAAGTACGACCGCAAGGTCTGCTTGGGACATCATTTGTTGTCTCCTTTTCTATGCCCGTAGGCGGATGTCTACGGGTTATTTTATGTGCCGCCTTAATTTAATGGTAGAATGGGAAATTTGTAATTTTCACATACGGGTCCGATTCCTGTAGGTGGCATGGCGAAAGCGGTCATTGGTTGCAACCGTGTATAAGCTGTAAAGTCAGACGCAGAGTAGCTTCGAGGAGCAAAATGCCAAGCCAATCGCATTGCGCCGTGTCAGTGCGCGATTTAAAACATCAGGTGTTCCGCCACCGTAAGTGCGGACCATTAAAGTTTAAAACAAGCGTTTTATCAACACGAGAACAATTCAACTTAGCTCGGATAGCTTGATGGATGCTTGTTTATATGGGGATGTAGCTCAGTGGCTAGAGCGCGGGAAACTGATCAACCTGAGAGGCCGAGGGTTCGAGTCCTTCCATCTCCATGACTATATTGCTACTCCCTACTCTTCGAAAACAAGAAGCAGCAATATATGGAAAGTGGGGCTATTATGGCATCATGGCAGAGTTTGGTTTATTGCGAATGGCCTGAACCCATTTGTGCCGTAAAGCACCGGAGGTTCGAATCCTCCTGATGTCGTGTCCTTCTCCCGGAGGGCTTGTAATTAAAACCGGTTCCCTACCACCGGCCAAAAGGTAGGTTTTATGCGCCCATAGCTCAATTTGGTAGAGCAGCGGTCTCCAAAACCGCTTGTTTCCTGTTCAATTCGGGATGGACGTGCCAACAAAATGGTCTCCAATTCGCGGTTGGAGGCAAGTCCGAAGTCAAACTATGATCAACCAGTGGTGCGCACACGATTGCGAAATAGGTGACACTTAGGCACCATACAACGCAGAGTGGAGCAGTTAGGTAGCTCGTCTGGTTCATACCCAGAAGGCCGGTGGTTCGAATCCGCCCTCTGCACCCAGCATCCCCTTTTGCAAGCCTACCGTCAGTTTTCTACTCCCTCTGGCGGTAGGTTTATTTTGAGAATATTATGCCGGTTCGCTGGCAGGGCACGGTATGTTCACGACATTTATGTCGGTAACATAGTAAGCTCAAATAGATGATATAGATGCGATTGTGACTCTTTTGAAAAATGTGTACCACAATCACATCACTTTGTGCTTAACAGACCTATGTTAGTAAGCAACTCAATGATACGAGTGCAGCTGATGTCATAGGTCTTAATTTAGATTAAACCCCGACGGCCTCTCAATGATGCGCAAGAGCCGGGGTATTTTGCTGCCGTAGGATGTGCGCACGTTCTACGGCTTTATTTTTGATTTTGATTGGAGGTGTTTGTTTGCCTAGAAAGAAAAAGGTTGTTGAAGATGGCGTTATTCTTGAGGGAACCGAAAACAAAAAGACATTCAAATGCCTGCGTTGTGGTAAAGAATATGATGTCGCTATGGGGCATTTTTACCGAATAACATATTCTCCATTGTTCAAGGCAAATGACGGATACGCCCCAATCTGTAAAGAATGTGTTAATGAAATGTTTGATGATTTTTCAAGACGCTTTGGAAGCGATAGAACTGCTTGTATGCTAATGTGTCATGTTCTGGACGTTCCTTTTTATAATAGTCTTTACGATTCCGTTGTGAGCAATTCTGGAACATGTAGGCCAGGAACTTATAACCGTCTCGTGGTGAACATGAAGAACTTCCAGTTCCAGACGTTTACCAACACTCTCGTGAATGGTGAGCTGAATAAAAACGCTCTCGATTTACAGGAAGAGAAGGAACAGAAGTGGTCGAAGGCAGAGATTCAAGCAAAGGATGACTGTATTTCTGTTATTGGATACGACCCATTTGATGGTTACAACGAGGGTGATCGTCGTTATTTATTTAGTGAACTCATCAAGTATTTTGAGGATGGTATTGAGGACGACCCATTCAAGCTGTCTCAGATTGTTCAGGTCGTAAACAATAATAATCAGATTCGTCAAATCGACTTGCAGATTGCTCGCCTGAACCCCATGAACTCGGCAGAAGCAATCAAGAGCCTGAATGACATCAAGGTCAAGTTGGTTTCCAATAATGACAAGATTGCCAAGGAAAACGAGATTTCTGTCAAGAACCGATCTAATAAGGATGCCGGACGTAATACACTCACCTTCTTGATGAAAGATATGCGTGAAAAGGATATTGTTGGTGTAGAAGCAAACTTCTACGACCAGTTACGGTCTCCTGGCACTCAATGGGCGGCAGATATGAGTTTTAAGGCAATCAAGGAAAATGCTTTCTTTGACGAAAATGACCAGCAGGAAATTTTCGATACGCAGAGAGAACTTATTGATAAGTTCCAGAAAGAAAGCGATGACGCTAAAGAAAAATACAGGCTATCTCTCATTGAGAATCAGCGGCTCAAGGAGTTGCTGGAGGATGCCGGTATTGACGCTAGCGCAAAAGATACGGGTGGTGATGCCGTATGAGAATGAAACAAAGAGCGCCTATTATCACAGCCGTAAAACGTAAGATTTATGAGTGTGATGCGGCAACGATTGCATTCTATCGGCGCAATCCTGTTATTGCAGCCAGAGATTTATTGGGCATTCAACTATTTGACGCTCAGGCATATATGCTGGAACAGAGCTGGAATGCAAGTCATGTTCTTTGGGCGTGTAGTCGAAACTTTGGCAAGTCTTTTGTAGGTTCTGTTTTTATTCTACTGAAGGCTATGTTGTATGAAAACCAAGCTATTTATATTGTAAGTAGCGTTGGTGATCAGAGTAAGGTAAGTTGCCTCACATATACAGAGATGTGTGTGTGCTTCTTGGTTAATTGCAGGTAATTGGTAAAGCTCTACACTAAAGCGGAATCGGAAACGACAAACGTAAATGTGCGAAAGCAGAAAAAACGTAGAGATGAGTTATGCTGAAATAAAAGCGTCTTATGGCGTGCTAAAGCTCGTAACAATCCATGTTCATGCAGCCACTGCCCGTAACGTCTATATGACAGGGTGAGGTTCAACGACTATCTCCTTGTGGGAGAGTAAAACCGCAAGCTTATGGCGGAGGAAAAATCAAGCTCCAAATTTATTTTGGATGATGAAATAGTCTATTCACGACAAGAAATTGTGTGGCTGTTTATGCAGCAATGTACAGTTGCGATGTACATTAAATATATTCAGAAACTTTTAATAAAATCGAAGAAATTGTCACTCGTGTTGGTAAAACAGCTGCGTCTATCCGTAGTCTGCAAGATATTGCAGAGAAAGAAACGAAAAAGTCTGCAACCAATAAGAGTGGCTTTAGTCATAATCCCGCCGGGTATGTTGTTGAGTTTTACAACGGTAGTTCCATTAACACGCTAAACTCCAACCCGGATTCTAACAGAAGTAAATTTTTTAATTACGTATTATTGTTCTAAATAAATCATTGATGAACGGGACAATAATCAAAGAGGTATTTTATGAAAAGATGGACAAAAGAAGAAGAGCTATATTTAAAAGACAACTATTATATTTTGTCTCCGCAAGAAATAGCAAATCATCTTGAACGCACAAGAAAAAGTGTTATATTTAAAGCTCATGAAATGGGCGTAAGTAAAGACGAGAGATGGTCAGAAGAAGAAATTCAAAAATTAAAAGAAAACTATTCAACACATTCTTTTAAAGAACTTATGGAGATTCTTCCTGGACGAAATCGAAATGCGATACAGCTCAAGGCAAGTAAGCTTGGAATCACGGAAAGAAAAAATGTGTTTGATTTTAGATTTTTTGAAAATATTGACACCGAAGAAAAAGCTTATTGGCTTGGATTTTTCTATGCAGATGGTTTCGTTTTAGATAGTTCAAATTCTCATTCAAGGAATTATGAAGCTGGAATAAAACTTTATAAAGGAGATTACAAGCATTTAAAGAAGTTCAATAAATCCATTAACGGAAATCTTCAAGTAACGTTTGAAACCAGAACCTGTTCTTTTAATGGAAAGCCACAAGAATCGTGTAATATCCGATGCTACTCAAAAGAAATGGTTCATGATTTAGAGTCGCATGGATGTGTACAAAATAAAACATTCATTATCGAAGTCCCTGATATTGATGCTAATTTAATGCATCATTTTATCAGGGGCTTTTTTGATGGAGATGGTTGTATTTGTACAGATAGTGCTATTCGGAAAACCGTCGCAATCAATTTTTGTTCGGCAAGCCTAAAAATGCTTGAGCAAATGAGAACAATTCTATATAAAGAAGGAATTTCTTCATATATCACGGACGAAAAAGGTAGAAATACATACAGGCTATACATTCGTGGTATGCAGAATGCAGATAAAATGTGGAACTATATGTTTAGCGACGCAACTATTTATCTTGACAGAAAAGTAGAAAAGAAAAAACGCCTATACGAAGAATATGATTTAGCACAACGTTTGCTTCGCCGGTCAGAAATGGCCGGTTAATTTAAAAAGTGAGGAAGAAATCTGGAAGGCTGAGAAGCTAATCAGAGTGGAAGGCTATGCTTAAAAACATAGTCACACGCAGAGCATAGAGAGTGAACCTGTATCAGAATATAATCTCTCCACGAGTCCTCGCCCCTTAACAGGTAAAACTGAAGGTGAAAAGATATGCCGACCTTACGAAAATAATAATCGTAAGAAGTTTGGGATAAAAAGCCCAAACGATAACATATGAGACGTGCTACACTTGTGTTTTTTGACGAGGCTGCGTTTTGCTCTGACGAACTTATTGTTGTCTGTGAAGCTTTTGCCACTCAGAATACTGACTTCGTGACTGATACGGATGATTCTTATAACCCTGAAACTCAGCCTCGCAAGGTTCCTACACAGCTTGTGTATGCTTCGAGTCAGGATACAATGGATAAACTATTCTATCGTTATTACAAAAACTTTGCAAAGCGTATGATTGCAGGTGACCGTGATTATTTTGTTTGTGACATGATTTGTGATGTTGCAATTCAGGTTTATATGAACGGCAAGCCGTACAAGGCTCTGCTGACGAGAGATAAAGTTGAAGCAGCTCTAAAGTCAAATAAAATGAAGGCGTTGCGTGAATATTATAATCGACCAAGCCGTGATGGTGGCGTAAACCAGATCATCAAATGGGGCACAGTTCGTCGCAATGAGCGAAAATATATACCACAGCTTTATTGGGATAAGAACTATCAGTATATTCTTGCGTTTGATCCTGCACGCACAATGGATAACTCTATTGTTGGCGTTATGCGTATTTATAACGATCCAGAAAATGGCATGTGTGGCGACATTATAAATTGCGTGAACATGGTTGACCTTGCGAATGAGAAAAAATTCAAACTCGATTCTAATCGTCAGCTTGAGCAGTTGCATGAGTTGATTCTACATTACAATGGTCAAAATCCTGATTACGAGTACATTGATAGATTGATGATTGACCAAGGCGCAGGTGGCGGCGGTACTTCGACCTATGCAGATGGATTGCTTAATAATTGGACCGATAAGTCAGGTGCAGAACATCGCGGCTTTATTGACGCAAATCATGAACTATATGAAGGATATGATGCCCGTTACCCAGATGCTGTTGATAAGTTACGTCTAATTAGTCCTCGTAAATTCCGTACTGCAATGGTTGAGGAATTTATTGAGCTGATGAATCTTGGTGTCATTCACTTCCCTCTTGAATATAACGGTGGAGATTACGTTCAGGTAGTAGACGGTGTGGATAAATCAACTGGTCAAGAAATTTTGAAGACGCATGAGCTTTCCTTAGAGGAACAGACTGCGTGGGTTAACATTGACTTGATGAAGAACGAGATTACAAGTATTCAGAAAACGACAAACTCTGAAAATACGACCGTAACATATGCTTTGGCACCCGACGTTGCAAATAAAATTCACGATGATAGGTTCTATGTTGCGATTTTGCTTGCTCATCGTCTATACGAATTACGTCGTAAAGATAAAGTGCGTCAGTCTGCGGTGGAGACAATGACTACTCCGCCGATTTGCATTTCTAACATTGACTTCTAAGCAGAGGAGGTGAAAATGTGGCAAGAAAGAAAAAGGAAGATTTTGATGTCGTGACTGCTTCACAGACAGATGATGGTACTGTTGTGCTTACATCTGTAAACGAGCTTTCAGAAGAAAGAATGGATAATGTTATCCGCCATGCTATCGCATCCTATGATCCTGAAAATAAGCAATATAGTACATACCTGAAAATTTCAGCCTCTTCTGAAACGCTGACGGTTGACCGAATTGATGAACTTGCACGAGGGCTACAGTCAAGCCTGACGAATGTGCAGACGGTCAATGGTATTATCCGTAATTACATCAATAAGGATGATCTGATTGGCATTACTTATGATGCGATTGAGGCGAATGTTAATACGGAGTTCAAATGCAGTTTCGCGCAGTTCCCCGAGCAGCGTAATAAGACAAAACAGGTAAATTATGCCCGTGAAGTGATTGATGATTTCAACGCGCAAATCAATGTGCGAAGTCTGCTGCGTGCCGCCATTCCGATGACTTATGCAGAGGGTACTTACATTACATATCTGCGTCAGAAGGATGAGAACTACATTGTAGACTACTATCCTCTTGGTATTGCTGAGATAAGTGATTACTTATCAAATGGACAGCCTGTTGTGCTTATCAATATGTCTAAGCTGAAATCCGCTTTGAGCAAATCTATGCTGAAGGATAAGAAGAATAAAGCACTATTCTTTGAAAATCAGGAGACCGAGATTCAAAACAACTATCCAGATGAGGTGTATCAGGCGTTTAAGAATGGTGATACATACGCAAAATTAGATGTTGACCATTGTGGCGTGATTCGTATTGGCAACATGGGGCAGAAATATGGTGTCTCTCCCCTGTTCCGCGCCTTGCGTCCGGCATTGATGCTTGAGACCTTTGATACTTCAGACCGTGTAAATGCTAAGGCAAAGGCAAAGAAAATCATCTGGCAACAGCTTGACCCCGCATTGATGGGGCCAAACAACGATAAGAAGGGTTTTTCTGAACAGGTGACGGCACACGATAACCTACTGCGTGCATGGAAACAAAATACCGTGCTTGTGACGACCGCTCCTTATGTAAAGGATATCAAGTATGTTGAGCCAAAAGTTGAGATGACAAATATCGAGACTGTTAAACAGTATCGCAACCGAGAAATGGCTGCTTTGGGTATTAGTTTCTTGAATACTGATGGTCAACAGACTGTTTCAACTGCAAAGGTGTCTCTTGACCAGCTGATGAAAAATATCGGTAAGATTGCAGAACAGATTGAGGATGTATTAAAGCGATGGTATCGTATTCGCCTTGAAGATGCAGGTGTAGATCCAATGTACTGCCCTGATGTGAAGGTCTCTACTACTGAAATGATGGGTATGGAGATGAAGAAGGCGATTGCTCAGTTCCTATTCACCACTTTGAACTGTTCTTACAAGACTGCTTACGAGTATATGGGACTTCATGCTGAGGACGAACTACGCAAGCGTCAGGCTGAAACCGAGAAAGGTTATGACGATGTGTTTGTGGCTCGCCAGACCTCTTACACATCGACTGGTAATTCCAGCGGTGGCGGTGACAGCGATAAAAAGACAGGCCGTCCAAAGGGTGAGGAAACTGAAAAACAAATTTATGACCAGCAAAGAAATGAAGATAGTAAGTGAGGTGATGAACGATGAGTAAGGAGTATTTCTATAGTAGAAATATCTGTTGCTCTGAGATTACGGAGCATCCAGACCACTATCTTGCCAAGTTTATCATCTGTGATTTCTCAGTAAATGGAAATCAGGTTGCTTTGAACCGTGACACCATTGAAAGTTGGATGAGTACACTGGTTGGAAACCCGCTTGTTGGTAAGTTGGTCGTAGCTCCAAAGGGTGAACTGGATTTTTCCGGTCACAATATGAAAGTCGTCACCAGAAAGGACGATGATGGCAATGAATACAAAACTGCTGAATTTGACACTGATGCATTCGGTAGTTTTCAGTCGGTCGGTATCGAGAAAATTGACGATACCGACTTTATTGTTGCCTCTTGTAAGATCTGGAAGCGATATCCAAAGGCTTGTGCGACGATTCTACGTCGTATTGAGAGCGGCACATTAAATACCAGTTGGGAAATTGATGTGCTGAAAGCTCATAAGGGAATTGTGGGTGGTCGCATGGCAAAAATCATTGACGATGGTGTGTTTACTGCACATTGCTTACTTGGTGCAAATGTTGAGCCGGCATATAAGTGCTCTAAACTGCTTGAAGTCGCTGAAACCGATTTTGGTCTTGAATTGGCAAATGCTTATATCGAGGACACAAAAGAGATTTCAAATATAGAATCTAATGAAAAGGAGGCAAAAAATTTGGAACTGAATAAGGACAAGGAGACTCAGACCGCACAGGTCGAGAATCAAACCGAGACTGAGCAGGCAGAGCAGACTCCCGTTGGCGAGCCTGATACCGCACCTGCTACTGAGCCCACTACTCCGGCAGAGCCTGATGTTCAAACTTCCGAGGAAGGCGGTGAAACTCCTCCCCCGACTGAGCCTGAAACAGGCACTGAACCTGCTGGTGAGCCTGAGCCCACTCCAGAGACTTCCAGTCTGACTGGTCGTGACCTTTATATGAAGCTTGAAGATGCAGTGTCAAAGATTAGCTCTGATTATTACATGACTGACGTATTCCCTGAAGACCACACCATCTGGTGCAAGAAGTGGGGCTACATGAACGAGTTGGATTACATTATGTTCCCCTACACTGTTGAGGGAGACGAAGTTTCTCTGGGGGAGCCGCAGAATATCACTCTGACCGTTTCTATTTCTGATGTCAATACCAAGATTGCGGAGCTGAATAATACTATTGCAAGTCTGAACACTGAGCTGCAGAGTGCAAAGGAAGAGGTTGCTTCTCTGGCTCCATATAAGGATCAGGCAGAAAAGGCAGAGGCAGAAAAGGCGGCTGCAGAGCTTGCACAGAAGAAGGAGGACCTGCGTCAGTACGCGCTCTCCAGCAAGATGATTACTGAAGCTGAGGTTTCCGAAGGTGGTAACTACGCAAGTCTGATTGAGAATCTGGACGAGACCGGCATTAAGAGTGTGATTGCCGAGCGTTGCGTTGAAGCAGCTAAGAAGGCTTCTGCTGAAAAGAAGATTGAGACCTCTGAGGTACATAAGTCTGAGAGTATCAAGCTGAATTTGAATGAAACCAAGTATAACACCACTAGCGCTAACAAGCGTGATGCATGGCGGGAATATTTGGGTAAGTAATAACATTTGAGAGAAAGGAAAAATATTATGATTCGTGAACTGATGGTGAACGGCGCGAAGAATATTCCCGCTAACTATGCCGCAAAGGTCGCTATGGTCACCGGAATGGGTGTTCAGGTTGACCACAAGGCTGGTCAGGTTAAGTTCCCTGATGCAGCTACCGCTGAGGGCATCGAGATGGTTGCCCATGAGTTTATTCCCGAGGGCATTTATGCAAGCCAGACTAATTTTGATGACTATGATGAGATGGTCACCGAGATTAAGGCAGGTGTGCTGGTGAAGTGTGTTCCTCTGTATGCTGGTGAGCTGTATGGCACCGACCAGTATAAGGCTGCTGATGCACAGGATGCTAATATCGGCAAGCTGCTGGAGGTCAACACCGATGGTAAATGGCAGGTTGCTACTACTGGTACTTCTCGTTTTGAGTTTGCTGGTGTGATGGATGACAACGGCCATAAGCTGATTATGATCAGTGTGCTGCCCGAGGCAAAGACTGTTGCTTGATTGAGAGAAAAATCTTGAATATTATACGTGAAATTTAAGGTTATCGTTTTTGACAATAGCTCTTTTATTTTGCGCGAAGAGAAAGGAAATGAATTATGGCACTGAATATTGAAGTGGCCGAGCTGATGAAGCAGCCTGGTCGTGTTTATGAAGTTGCTGAGAAGACTCAGTACAATCGCGCTATGGATGCTGAGGACAAGGAAATTGCTGAGGTTGTTGGCGCTCATGTTGAGGAGCTGATTGATAAGGGCGACCCCAATAAGGAGATTGCTCAGTTTGTTAACCGCACCGTGACTGATGAGCTGTATGGTGCGCCTGACGAGCTGCTGGACTCCATGTTTGAGCGTGGTAATGTTGGTGAGTTTGATGACTACGAGGCAGGTCGTACTGTTAAGAATACTCTGAAGGTTTATGATGCAGCTAAGGGTGGCAACGTGCCAAAGTCTTACCTGCACTACGAGACCATTAAGCCTGTCTGGCGTAATAAGCAGATTGAGGCTGATCTTAGCTTTGTGGATGTAAGACGAAATTCTTGGAAGAGTGTGGCAACTCTGACTACCTTTATGACTGAGGCCCTGAAAAACCAGATGTTCTATGACATCTTCAGCATGGTTGATGACGCTATCACTGGTGGCGAGCAGAAGATTGATGCACAGGGTAAGGAGCCCACTATGCAGGATATGGACGCTCTGGCTCTGTATCTGAATGAGTACGCCGATGGTGGTAATCCCTTCACTGTCAGCCTGATGAAGTATTGTGCCAAGATGCGTCGTATGACCGGTTACGCTGAGTATCTGTCTGACGCAGCTAAGGATGAGTTTAACCGTTATGGTCTGGTTAAGACTTACGATGGTGTTGCTATTACTGGTATTAGCTCTGCCAAGAAGCTGGGTGATGGTTCCCTGCTGATCCCGGATTAAATTTATGTAAATTTACGTAATATAGTCCAGTCGTGATGTAAGTCACGATAATAAATACACATTGAATTGCTGGAAAACCCTAAAACTACAATTACCAAAGCAGAAGGATGAAATATGCCTAGATGAATGGTTACGAAAGTAGAAAGAAAATTGTAGATGATGCATGGTTAAAACCTAAACATTAAAAATAATGGGCAATCAGCAGCCAAGCTCCGAAAAGGAGAAGGTTCAACGACTATCCGCGTGGGAGCGGTTAGGATACAAGTGTTTGGCATCCGAAGTGGTGTGCCCCAGTTTTTACTGGGTGAAGATATAGTCTTCACTCGTATGAAAATACGAGGTTGCTAGATGCAACAAGAACGGAGTAGCGTCCGGTATAATGTTTATCTAATATTTAATTTGACCAGATGTTGTGTAGAATGTCTGGCTTTTATTTTGCAAGAAAGGAGGTAGCATGGATGACACCAATGAGAACGACAGAAGACTTCAAAAAAGAAGTGTTTGATGTAAACCCAAATTTTGAAATTTTATCCGAATATAATGGTCTTCGAAAAAAGATTACCAGAAAATGTAAAGTATGCGGTGATGTACGTGAAGTACAGGCAAGAATGTTGCTTGATAATCGTGGGTGTCAAGCATGTGTTGCCTCTAAGCGTGGCGCAGAAAAAAGAAAGTCGCCAATACAATTTTCCACGGAGCTGTTTGAAGTAAATCCTAATATTGAGTTGTTATCTGAATACACAACAAACAATGCGAGAGTGCATTGTCGTTGTAAACTTGATGGGCATGAGTGGAATGGAATACCTCATACATTGCTTGATGGACATGGGTGTCCAGAATGTTATCGACGGATTGCAAACAGACGAACGGAAGATGAATTCTTAAAAGAAATGCGTGAACGATTTCCTACTATTCATGTTCTTTCAAAATATGTCCGTGTTGCTGTGAAAGTGGATTTTGCATGTGATGTTTGCGGCTACCATTGGACTGCAATTCCTGATACGATACTTAATAATAAAAATTCTGGTTGTCCAAAATGTGCTGGGAGAGCACATATTTTAGAGTCTGAAATGATAGAACGACTAAGAACGGTTTCTCCAAGTGTTGAGTATTTGAGCGGATATAAAAATATATTATCTCATGCAAATTTTAAATGTAAGAAATGTGGTTACAAATGGTCAACAGCTGTCAATTCAGTTCTTGGCGGGCATGGATGTCCAAAGTGTTGTTCTTCTCATGGTGAAGAAAAAGTATGCAATTATCTCGATAGTCATGGCATTGATTACATACGAGAATACCGTTTTAAAGATTGTAAAAATGAATGGCAGCTTCCTTTTGATTTCTATATACCATCAAAAAACACTTGCATTGAATACGACGGGCAACAACATTTTATGCCTGTTAGGTTTAGCAAGAGTGTAACCGAATCCGACTCTATTAGTACATATAAAAGTCAGCAAAAGAAAGATTCTTTAAAAACAGAATATTGTAATCGTAATGGAATCAAACTTATCAGAATTCCCTACACAGATTTTGATAATGTAGAAAATATTTTAGATAAACATTTTTCTTAAAAATTTTGGAAACGTATTTATGGTATTGCGGGCAAGATCGGAAGACTTGACATGAAGGGTGAGACTCATACTTACGAGGATCACGACAACAACAACGAAAAGATCCATCTGATGGTCAAGGACTTCACCTTCGGCTACAGCATTGATCATATCGAGCGTGTTGCTAAGATTGTTCTGCAGTAATTTTTTACCAAAGGCAAATCTGGGCGGAGACTTTGCTGTCTCCGCTTTTATAGAAAAGGAGACAAATTATGAGTTCCGTGATGGAAAAGAAGTTTATTGACGTTCTGAACTGCGATGATAACGTGGTTACCATTTCGTCACTGAACGGTAAGGGCTATACTTTCGAGCCCGGCAGCGTGGAAGAGCCTTGTGTGATTCCTATTCCGCCGGAGGAGATCATGTATATGAATAGCACTTGTTCTGCGTTCAAGAATGGTGTTCTGCGTTTTCGCCCTGAAGAGCAGAATGAAATCTTTAAGGCTATTGGCATCAAGGGTGACGATGTTCTATTCATTGAAGATATCGATGATGCGATTCTGAATCCCACTGTCGAGAATCTTCAGCGTATGATTGACATTAAGGATGGTGCTCAGTTTGAGCGTATCCGTGGTCGCTTTTATCGTATGACCAATGCCGGTGAAGACCTGTCTACTAAGGTCAAGCGCCTGATTGACGAGCGTTATAAGGAGCTTCGTGCTGGCAAGCGTAACAGCGAGTTGTCTGTTGTACCAGCAACCAAGCCTGTCGATAATGTTCAGGCAGAGCTTGAGGCCGCAAAGAACCAGCTTGCTGAAATGCAGAAGCAGATGCAGGCAGCACTGGCACAGATGCAGGCTATGATGGCTGGCGCACAGAATGTTGCACCGGATAATTCTGTAGAAAAGACTACTGTTAAGCGTGGCCGTAAGAAGGCAGAGGCAGAAAAGGCGGAGGTCGTTCCCGCCGAGTAAGATTGGAGGGATAGCGTGACCGCATTTTCGGAAATATACGACAAGTTCTACGAGCTGGTTGAAACTGATAGTAATTTCTTTCAGTATTTCGACTTAACCGAGAATGAAGTGCGAGATCTTGTACATGACCGTGCAAAAAGTTATTTGATGGAGTCACTTTCTGTGATTACCAGAAATATTGAGCCTGAAGAGAATTTCAGCTTTGATGATTACGATTCTGAGCTAGAGGAATTCAATTCAGACCTTACATACGACGAAATTGATATGCTTGCACATTTAATGCTGGAGCAGCATTTCAAACGAGAGTTTGGAAAGCTAAAGGCATTCAGCGCACAAGACCTTCCTACAAGTTTACAGGTATTCTCCCCTGCTAATGAGCGTGCGAGTATTCGTGCCCTTGTAAAAGACATCCACGAGGAGAATATGACAATGCTAGACAACTATATGGCAAAAGACCGCTCGACTCGCAAGCGTAAGACCATCGACTATGATACATACGCTTCCTACTCTGAGTAAGGAGGTATACCGATGGATTTTTATACGAGGGCACGAGCTGTCGGCGGTGCCGCAAAGATGTCTAACAAAAAGGATGTAAAAATTGCTTTTGCAAAGCGTGACTTTGCTGCACATTTTAAGGACAGTGTTGACTATGAGGACGACACTCTTGTAAATGGTTTGCCTCAGAAGTTGGTCGTCAGTCGCAGTAACAGTATTGCTAAGGAAAAGAAAATCTGGGCTTACCCGGGTGATTCTTTAAACCTTGGTGACATTGTTGATTGTTACAACTGTAAATGGCTGGTCACTGAAATCGAGCCAAATGATGAGATTTTTCTTCGTGGCAAAATGGAGCTGTGTAACCGTCAGATTCAGTGGCAGAATCCGATTACTGGCGAAATTGTCTCTCGTTGGGCAACGCTGAGTAAGCCTTATTACGCAAATAATAAGGAACTTGTTATGACTTCATTGAGTCAACGTGAGTATAAGGTGCAGATGCCTTTTGATGACGAGACTGCACTGATTGACCTTGATAAGCGTTTTATGTTGGAAATCATCAATGGTGAGCCGAAAACGTATGTTACGACTTCTGTTGATCAGAGTACAGAGCGTTACGAACTGCATGGTAAGACACAGGGGTTCCTTGTGTTGAATATCCGGCAGGATCAGTATAACAGCAAGACCGACAATGCCGAGAAGATGATTTGTGACTACTTTGAGCCCAACAAGACTGATACGCCCGATACGGATTCTCAGATTATAGCTACTATTAAATATGCTGGCAAGGCTGAGGCCCGCGTGGGTGGCTCTTGGAAAAAGTTCACACCTGTGTTTATTTCGATTGCTGGTGAGGAAGTTGCCGAGACTTCTGTATGGAGTACAAAATGCCTTGATGAATTCAAGGAATTCGTTGAGACGCAGGTTGCTGCCGATGGTACTTTTAAAATTCGTATTTTGAATAATAGTATCATGGATGGCGCAACTGTTAGGATTTCTCTGACAAATGCAGATGGTACGGCAAATACATCTATTGAATGTAGGGTGGTGAGTTTGCTGTGACAACGAGTGAATTGATTACTGATTACAAAAACAAATTGGCTTTAAAGCTGGTCAACACGGAAGGACTTGTTGAAGCAATGGGTAATGACGATATTGAAGAGCCTGACGAGGCGATTTACACCTACATCTTTCCATACTTTCATATTCCAGACACGATTGAGGCAGCACACAGCTATATTTGTTTTAAGGTAAATATGACTGATCGTAGCAATGTCAATGACTGGTATGAAAACTTCACTCTTACTGTGTGGGTTATTGTAAACCAAGCGTTGATGAAGATGAAAGGTCATGGCGGTGCAACACGAGTTGACTATTTGAGTGGACTTGTAGAAAAAGAACTACACGGCAGTACAATTTTTGGAATCAAGCAACTTAAAATTACATCCAACATCGAGGATAACATGGATTTACACCATCGTGTGAGAATCATGACGTTCAAGACGCAGGATCTGGATGACCTTGTGGGGTGTAGTTGATGGAACTTCGAGAACTGTATGAGCCAAGTTTGATGCGTGGAAGAGATTTCAAAATCAATGACAAAATTACGATTCACATGCCGTCTGTCGGTGATATTATCGATTATGGTGAGCAAAAGTATTTTCAGTTGGTTTACTTATTCTGTTCTACATCAAGCGATTATAAAGCACAGCTTGACTCTGTTGGGGTTGATTGGCAGAAGGTTTCGGATTTTGAAATGTTTCGGCAACTTTTTATAGGCAATAAAAATCAGGATATGTCTATTTTGCTTGGCGATATGGACACTTCTGGATTTATGATGGCAAAAGATAATATAAGTGGTGAGATTGTCTTGCACAACAGATTTACGGATACTCGTATTGACCATGTAGTGTATGAAACAATTTCTCAGTACTTGTGTGCTGCAAATGGAATTGAAAAGCATTCTGAATTTGCTGCTGACGAACCAACAAGAATTGCATTGATAGAGGAAGCCAGAGATAATTTGGAGTATCAGAAGATAAAGCATTATGAACCACATCTTGCAGAGCTTGTGCTCTCGATGGCGTGCTCATCTGGTTTTAAAGCGGATTACTTCAAGGCTATGGATTACCCTATGAGTGTATTCATGAATCATGTAAGAAAGATTCAGCAAATAAAAAGTTACGACAATACGATGCATGGCGTTTACGCTGGCACCGTGGAATTTGGAAAAATTCCAAAAGCACAACTGGATTGGACGAGCAAGGTTGATTGATTGGCCTTGCTCTTTTATTTTATCCAAATAAATTGAAAGGAAGAATATTATGAGCGATTTTAATTTCAATGAGGTCGTTATTGACCGCGTTCATCGCATTCACGAGTATGACCTGAATGGCAAGCGTCTGTGGACCATGAATCAGGTTAAGAATTTCAAGCTGACTCTGGGCGGCGAGACTGTTTATGCTCAGGATGCACAGGGCGTTAACATCATGGCATTCGACAAGAGCAAGACTGCAGAGGCAGATTGGTCTAATGCTCTGATGCATCTGGGTGCTCTGGCAGAGCAGATGGGCTCTAAGAAGGAGGTTGCTTCTTCTACAGCAAAGCAGGTCTTTACCACTGTTGAGTATCTGACTTCTGCTGACGGCCAGAAGCTGACTCTGACTCATACCCCAAAGGCTGCTGTTGCAAATGCCCCCTTTAAGTACATCGATCTGGTCGATGGTCAGGGTAATGCACTGAAGACCTTTGAGCTGGGTGAGACCGCCGAGTCTCAGTTTTCTGTTTCTGGCACTGAGGTCACTCTACCCACTGGTGCAAGCCTGAAGGCTGGCGACCGCTTTGTTGTGAAGTATCAGTACGAGAGCGAGGAGGGCATTGCTATCAATGATAGCGCCGATAAGTTCTCTACCGAGGGCGAGTTCGTGATTGAGGCATTCTGCTACAATCCCTGCGATAAGGCGAATAAGAAGCTGATGCGTATCATCTTCCCGAATGCAAAGATGGACAATGCTGTTGATATGACCCTGAACAACGAGCTGGCTCACCCTGTTAAGATCAGCGCTACTCAGGAATACTGCTCCGAAGACAAGCGCCTGTTCCGCATCGAGACTGCTGCCGCCTAATGGCAAATCTGAATTGGTGCCGTACTTGCGGAAAAGAATATCCGGTTTGCCCGCATTGCGAGCAGGATGCGCGTCTTAATCCTTGGCGAATGATTTGCGACACTGAGCCGCACTTTCTTGTGTGGACTGCCGTGAATCAGTATCGTCAGGGAATTATTTCAAAAGAGACTGCAAAGGCAGACCTGACTACTCTTTTGGTGCGCAAGTATAAGAATGTTACGGAAGCTGAGGTAGAAACTTTTATCCCGGCTGTTCGTGATATTTTCCATGAGATCATGGATGAGCCTGCAAAGGCTGAAAATGGACCATCTAGTGGTGTAAAGGATGAGACGCCCGTGAAGCCGGTAGTTAAGAAAACATCAAATCGTAAGGGGCGGGCATAACCGCCCCTTCGTTTTCCGTGGTGATTTTATGGAGAAAAAGAACAGAACAAAGTTTAATGTGAGTAAAAATCCAGCAGATAGGACCTATGATGGTGTGGTTTATGATAGCCGTGCCGAGATGATGTTCTATCGGGACATTGTATTACCTGGGCTGGAAAATGGCGAAATCGTAGAGTGTCGTAAACAGGTTCCTTTTTTGTTACAGGAGGCATTCCGCCGGATCAATAAGGACGGCAAGGATGTTGCTGTAAGGAAGATTGACTATGTGGCAGACTATGAACTTACATATAGTGACGGCAGTAAACAGGTAATTGACACGAAGGGTTTTGCTGACAGTGTTGCGCTGATGAAGCGTAAGATGTTCTGGTTCCACTATCCTGATGTAGATTACCGCTGGATAACATACTCCAAAATTGATGGAGGCTGGGTCGATTACGACGACCTAAAAAAAGCTCGAAAAGAGCGAAAGAAATTAAAGCAAGCACAGACGAAAGGGAGATAAAATGAAGGTTTTAAATTTTCAAGAGCGAAATGAGTTTCTTGATGAAGTAGTTAAGGCATGTACTATTGACGGTGATTATCAGCCCGCACTGCTCGATGTGGTGTTTCGGTTGACTATTCTGAAGTATTTTGCAGATTATGACTATCGTAGTGAGCCGCAGAGTGAGTGGCCTCGTATTGCTTACGAGTCTTTCAATTTCAAGATTGACAAGGCTGGTTGTGATACTTCTGCATTCTGGGATCAGTACGATTCTCTGGAGAAGGCTGTCCACGATCAGATTGACCGTTCTCATAAGGAATGGCTTGTTCTTGGTCTCTGTGGCAAGCTCAACGAGATTATTAAGAAGCCTGACCCTATTTCTGATTTCGTTGACTTTATGGAGAACTATTTGAATGATGTGAAGGGCAACTTGAATGACTTTGACGTCGAGAAGTTTTCTGAAGTGACTTCTGCCCTGCTGGACAATAAGCAGGAGATCTCTGCTGTGCTGGCAAAAGATAAAAAGGAATAAACACTTTTAGAGGTGGGTTGGAGGGAATTTTAATATGGCTACAAGAAGTAAACCGCTGAAGTTATGGGATGCTGAGAAGTTCAAAAACGTAAATTCAGTGTCTTTGAAATACTGGGATAGATATGAGACTGATATGGGCATCCGTGACCTCAGCCCGTCTACTGTTTACAATTACGAATCGGATTTCAAGCAGTGGATGATTTATGTTTTGGACAATCAGGGCAACGCTCCCGTGACGGAACTTGAAGAAGAGGATATTGAGGAATTTCTGTTCTACTGTAAGAAGCATGGAAATAACTCTGCTCGTATGAAGCGGCGAATGAGTACGATTTCTGCGCTGTACCGGTATCTTCGCAAGAAGAAAATCATCAAAGAAAATCCGATGGAATTCATTGACCGACCGACAAAGGACGTGGCTGTCGTGAAGCAGACATACCTTACGCCTGATGAGGTTAAGTTGATGCGAGAGAAGCTGAACGCTCTGGTTGAATCTGCGACCACCGTTCACATGAAGGATAATGCGATGACGTTGCGGCTGTACGCACTATTCTCGCTATCCACGATGGCTCGTGTTAATGCTGTGCGAAATACACTCTGGAAGTCTATCGATTATGAGAACCGCATGGTGCATGACGTTCTGGAAAAGGAAGGTAAAATCGTTGATTTGATGTTCAGCAAGGAAGTTTCTGAGCTTTTGAAAGAGCTGAAGGAATACCGTACTGAGCATGATATTGAGGATGGCGGCTATGTGTTTGTTGGTACGAAAATCAATGGCGCATGGATGCCGATTACTTCAAGCACTGCCGGTGATTGGTGTAAGAAGATTGGTGAGATGATTGATGAGCCCACGCTGCACCCGCATGACTTCAGGCATAGTGGTGCTACCCTGCTGAAGAATGCGGGCATGAGTCTGGAAGATGTCTCTTCCCTGCTCAACCATGCTGGCACGGATGTGACCAACAAGTATTACATCAAAAAGGATACGACAAAGATTCAGTCTGCAAAGGATCGGTTTGAGATTTGAGGTGGAGTGAATGGGAAGTCTTGCTTCTTCGTATACAAACTTTGATGATTTACTGGCCGGTGTGGTTAGCGGCGTTCAAGACATCCTTGAAGGTGTTGCGCCGGAAATTGAAACGAGACTGCAAGCGAGCATTGTAGAAAACGTACACTCGAAGAGTGGACGGTCTGACGGGATCGAAAGCAAAAAAAATATCGTAAGTAGCGTTACTACTGACAATAATGTTGTGACAATGACGGTAAAGGATATTGCAAGACCGCAGGAATCGTGGTGTAAAACACCATTCAGAGAAGGAAATAATGCAGCCTTAGAAGGAACAATGTTTGCTAATTGGATCGAGCATGGCTTATGGATGGATATTGCAGAGTGGAATCGAATGGGGCGACCAAAGGAAAATAAACCGAAGCGTCTTGCGCGTCCATTTATTTCAAAAGTCCAAGTTGAAGCGGCCATGCTCGTAAAAACCGCATTACATGAATTGTAATCCCACAATTTATTTGGAAAATTTGAATGAGAGGAGGCTGGCTTGAAGAAGCTGGCCGCTTCTCTTTTTTATTTTGAAAGGAATTGTTGAAAATGGAAAAGAGAGGTGACCAACAGTATGGATGAAAAAGAAAATACTGGCACAGAGTCTTCTGCCGTAACAGCCATTAAGGTCAAGGTTGTTATTGACACAAACAAAAAAGAATTAGACCAACAATTTAATTCTGTTAAGGAGTATTATAAAGAAAAACCAGTAAAAATTGCTTTTGGAGTGAATCAAAACGATACAATCCGCAATATAAATGATGCACTTGACAAGGTGGTCAAGAGTGGAAAATTAAGAACTCCAAAGATTACACTTGATGTTAAGATCGACCAGAGTAAAGTAACCGCACAGCTTAAAAAAGCTATGCAATCTGCGGCAAAGCAGACTGTTAAAGTTGATACCGGAAAGTCTGGTTCTACAAAAACACAAGATACTTCAAAAAGTGATATTTCTCGCCTTTTCAGCCTTGCAAATCGTCAAGCAAAGTTAAAAGCGGATGAAGCATCGTTAATTGCTAATGGGAACAAATCATCTGAGTTGAAAGCGGTACAGACTAGATTGAGCGCAATCAACGATGAGATGGATAAACTCAAGACAAAAACAAAAGATGTAATTACGGAATCTCAGAAGTTAAAGCTTGAGGATATCGAAAAAACCGGAAAATTCAATGCTGACAGGAATACTGCAAAAGGTGCTGATTCGGCTGCAAAAGAACTAAAAAAACAAAATCAAGAAATTGCAGATGATTTAAAAAAGACTCTCACATCTCAAGAATCCGAGTATGAAAAATATCAAAAAAAGATTCAGTCTCTTGAAAACTATTCTAAGAATAACTCCAACTATAAAAATGATAATATCAAAAAATATTTATATGGAGAAGATGGAACTGGAAAAACTTCTGGAAAGTTAAAAGAGTTGCGAGATCAGCTTGCTTCTATTGAGAACACTACACCAGGGAAAGCAATTCAAGATTTTGATAAAAAATGCAAGACTCTTGATACAACTATTGATTCTACAAGTCAACATTTAAAAGAACTTGGATTTGATTTTAGAGATATAAATCAAGCCAATGTTGACATGACGAAGTTTAAGAGTGTTTATGAACGTGCAACGAAGTTAGAAGACTCTATTGCAAATAAAAGTAAATATTCTTGGCTAATTGATAGTTTAAACGGAATAAAAGCTTCTGCTGCTGGCTGTGAAGGCGATGTTACTGATCTTAGTGCAAGACTATCAAACCTTGAGGTTGAGGCCAGCAGATGTGGGGCCACTACAGAAACTCTTGGTCAAAAACTGTCTCGTCTGTTTAAGGAGCATTTCCAGACCGCCATCGCTATGGCTGGCGTGGCTATGGTTAAACAAGGTCTGCGAGAGGTTTATGATAATGTCGTAGAGATAGACGATGCTATGGTAGAGTTACGCAAGGTCACAAACGAAAGTGAAAATGCGTACTCGCAGTTCTCTGATCGTGCAGCAAAAACCGCTCGTGATTTGGGTGCATCAATTTCTGATTATATTAGTGCAACAGCCGACTGGTCTCGTCTTGGATATAATATGCCTGATGCAGAGGAACTTGCACGTGTAAGCACTCTATTGAAGAATGTTGGCGATGGTATTGAAAGTGTTACTGATGCATCGTCTTACATGACTTCTGTTTTGAAAGGTTTCGACCTTGTTGCGGAGGATGCTCAAAAGGTAGCTGACCTTGTTAATGAAGTTGCGAACAACGAACCTGCGAGTGCAGAAGATATCCTTGAAATATTAACTCGTAGCGGCGCAGCATTACATGAAGCCGGAAATGATCTTGATCAGGCAGTTGCGCTTGGTGTGGCTATGAACTCTGTTACCCAAAATGCGGAGTCCACTGGCCAAACATTAAAGACTGTAAGTATGTATCTAAGAGCCGCCAAGACAGATTTGACTGCAATGGGAGAATCTACAGACGGGTGTGCGAATTCTGTTTCCGAGCTTCGTAGTGAATTAAAGAAGCTTACTGGTGTTGATATCATGGCAGATGCCGCTGGAACTCAATTCAAGAGTACTTACGACATTTTGATGGAGATTTCTAAAGTCTGGGGCAAGCTGACTGATGTTGATCGTGCAAATGTTACGGAGCTTCTTGGCGGCAAGCGCAATGCAAACAGTGTTTCAGCCGTATTATCCCAATTCCAGATTGCAGAAAAATCAATGAAGGATGCTGCCAACAGTGCTGGTTCTGCGGCAAAAGAAAATGAAGTTTATCTTACCAGTATTACTGGTAAGTTGAACCAGCTTGACAGTGCATTCCAACAGTTCAGTAAAGACCTGCTTGACAGTTCTTTGATTAAATTCTTTGTAGACTTCGCGACCGCTACTGTTGACATTGCTGATGGTGCAGTTAAAGCCGCAGGCGCATTACCGACTCTGACAGCTGCCATTTCTGGCGTGTTGTCCTTAATGCAGATGAGCGGAAAGCTCAAAAATGGTGCGGGTAAAGTTAATATGCCCTCTTATATTTGTTGCGTATATAATATAGGACGCGGCACCATGTAAAAATAAAATAGCCCCTAGAGTGCTGGGAAACCCTAAGAGCCATATCGCCTATCATTATTATATAATGTAGGAATCGAAAGATAGAAACAAGGATATGGATGCTATATGCTGAGATAAAAGCTCGGTTTTACCGTATTGTCAAAATATTGTAATAATCGAGTGCTAAGTAGCGTTTATAATGGGCGGTCAGCAGCCGATCCACTCCCCTATTATATAATGTAGGATGGTGGAAGGTTCATCGACTAAAAAGGGTCAGTGAGCAACCACTGGAAGGATAGTCAGTTCTGGACGAAAGTTCAGAAGTCCACCTCAGACGTAACCAGACGACTTAAAGAAGTAGGTGGGAACGAGGAGACGTGCTATTCTCTGGCGCGATATAAATAGGAGAAAACAAAATATTCGTTGACTACATACGATATTTTGGCTATAATAATATTACAATCGCGTATCCAAAATATACGGAGGTGTTTTATTATGGCTAGACCTAAAGGAAGCAAGAACAAAGTAAAAGTTCTTGACGGTATCGATTATGCTGCACAGATTGCTGAAAAGAATACTGCTGCAGAATCTCTCGCTGAAGAAATCGCAGCGCTCGGCACGAATATTGCCGCGTTGAATGCTGAAAGAAAAGCTAAGGAAGCTGAATTGAAGAAAATCAATAAAGAGATTGTAAAGCTCGAAAAGAAAAAGGCTGATGCTGACGCAAAAGTTGCCGAGGCGGCAAAGAAAGCTGAAGCAGAGGATGTACTCAAAAAGCTACTGTCGAGTGGTGTGAGTGCAGACGAGATTCTGGAAAAGCTTAAATAAGGTATCATTATAGAACAAGCCCGACTTCCCTATTGCTGGGGGCCGGGCGTTTTAATTTGCGTTGCTTTTTACGACATCCTGTGATACACTCTTATAAAAGGAGTGTTGAATCATGGAAGAAAAGAAGGAAGATCAAACACCACAAAACGATTTGGAACAAGAAGAACTCAAAAAGATGATCCCACTTGATAAAGCGACAGCTTATATAAGTTGGATTAAAGAAAAACTTGAACTCGATTATATTGCAGAATCTGTAAAAAACATGTCGTTATTCCGAGGACAAGTTTATTGGTGTAAATTTGGAATGGGTGTTGGCTACGAAATACAAAAGCGTCGTCCGGCTGTCATTGTCCAATGTAATTTAACAAACAAATGGAACGGCAATACAATTGTTGTCCCTATTACGCATAACAACTCGCATCGGATTTCTATGATTCCAATTTCAACTCGTTATACCGATGATGGAAAAACTGTTATTTTAGACGGTCAAGCTGATGCCACACAGGTGACTAGAATTAACAAGGCACGAGTTGATGACTATATCTGCGACTTAACACAAGATGAGATGAAACTCGTTGATGCAGCTATCGCAAGAGAACTCAATTTGATGCATTACTACGTCGATGAAAAGAAAAAGCTCGTTGATAAAACAAATTATTCAGAAAAAGTCGTAAAAGAGCGCAATAAAGCGCAAGACGAGCTGAAGGAAATTAGAAGTATTCTCGGAGTGGGAGATGATGTTGATTTGTTTTCTTGTGTGAAAATATTAAAGGAAAGTATTGACAAAAAAGAAAATTAAGCATATAATTACAGTAATAGAAGGCCCTTTCTTGGATAGATTGGGTATGGTCACTAATAAATAGAAGAGGCATTCTCGGATAGATTGCCTAAAAAGTCCGTATGAGCATTACGCTTGTGCGGACTTTGTTATTTTATGTAACTGTAATTAAAAACAGTACACCCATGCTAGACTCTACGCCTAACAGGGGTGTTTTATTTGTGCCGTTCGAGTTAGTTATGGCTTACCATTCATATCCGCAATTATTGCAGTGAAACGTCTTCTTGACTTTTCCACTGGCAAAGCCCCATATTGCTACATCAATCAACTTTGCATTTTTTAATCGAGGTGAAGTATATATGAAAATTGAAATTGATGCAAAAGAACTCGCTACTCTTCTTGACTATCTCAAAGGGCAGCGAGAACCTATCGGTAGTACAGACGATTTAGCGAAATCAATCATGGAGAATCTTCCACATAAAATGGACGAAGTATTCGTCAGATATCAAAAGCCTTATCACTCTAAGCAGTCAGGTGACGAAATCCAATAAGTTCTATCATCTTCAACTGCTAAAATGTCACACGCTTCATTTTTGTATCGGAGGTATTCAAATGAACGATTTTAACATTATTTCCGTTAGAGTACGGAAGATGCCTCCGTTTACTCAGGAAGAACGGAAGCGAATTTTTTCACAATGGAAGACTATACTTAAATCTCATGGTCTGGAATCACAGAAGGATCAATCTCAAACTCAAGTCTAATCCGTTCCATTGCTGGATTGTATTTGGTGTGTAGCTCTCCATACCCTATAACATCTTGACCGATAAGAAGTTCATATCCAAAATCTTCCGGATCCATAACACAAAATAATGTATCGGGAAGAATTATGTCATCACCATAGCCAATTTTTAATGTGCAGACGGTAATGTCAGCCATTTTAGAATTTGTGATTGACTTAACTTCTTGTTGAGTTGGCATGATGGGTAAGCCAAGTTTGTTGGCAATCTCTCTTGCGATGCAGCATACGGAGCTTCCAGTATCCCAATAAGCTGTTAATCCACGAACTTCCTTTCCGTTGAATTCTACACTAGCAGGAGAATGAAGACAAAAATCTTTCTGAGAGACACCGTTTGTTGTTCTTTGAAGCATTTTTATTCTCCTTTAAAACTCATATCCGCACGCTTTACATCTAAACTGCTTTCCCGGTTTCTTACTAGCAAATCCCCAAATGGCTACATCAATCAGTTTGGAACCTGCGCCTATCTTATCAAGATGAGGGCATCCGCAGACTGGGCATTTGGGGGTGTAACTCTTGATTTCTTCCTCTTGGGCAAGTATCTTACGAATTTCTGCATCTTCTTTGTCGGCTTCTTTTAGCCAATCTGGATGTCCAGAGATCGGATGATATTCGTCGGGTTGAGGGTACTCACTCAATATTTTCTTTTTGCCTTCTTCGTCTGCATTTTTCCATCTTGTGTAATTTACCATAATGCACGAGCAATGTGGGCATGAAATATCAGGCCACCATTTAAATCTGCCACAATTCGGACATACTAAAATCGTTTTGCTCATAATTCTTCTCCTCAAATTAGATATTATCTTTCTTAAACGTATTTAGTGTTGACGATAAAGGCAATATTGTTGGCTTTATTACTAAGCTCAGAAAGATGCGTGCGATGTTTGAATCGCTCGACCCAAAAATTCGTGGTACTGGTACTTCTCTTCTTGATTTTATCAAATACACAATTAAAGGTCAAGCATCAACTGAGGGAATGACTCTCTCGATGAGGGCAGCAACATTCGCGGCAAAAGCACTAAATCTCGCTTTGTCGATGGCTGTTGGTGCGTTAATTGGAATAGCAATAAACGGAGTCGTTTCCGCCATAGCTGATTACGCACAGCGAATCGATACTGCGGCTACAAAGACTAAAGAGGAAGCTGACGCAGCTAAAAATGCCACTTCCTCTTTAAATGATCTAGTTGATGCCTACGAAGAGCTTGGTGACAAGTCTGGTTGGAGTACAGAAGATTTTGACCAAGCAAAGGATATCCAAGAGGAGCTTTTGGCTCTTGCAAAAGAACAAGGCACTCTTGACGAAAACAAAGCAAATCAGCTTGATCTTCAAAATGGAAAATATGAAGAACAGCTTGGTTTGCTGAAGGATATCACAGAAGAACAGCTCAAAGCTTCCGAATCGAAGTTGATTCAATCAAAAGATGCCCAAGGGAACAAACTCATAAAAACAGCAAAAGACAACAATCGTTCACATTTCTTTAGTTCTGTTTCCGCAAATACCAATCGTGGTATTATGAACGAGTTAAAAGATGCTGATATTGATGTTTTTAATAAAAATGGTAGTTTTGGTGCGAAGGACTTAAATGATCCAGATTCTATCGCAAAGTATTATTCTGAACTTGGACGAGCACTGGATTATATTGTACAAAACACAACAGAAGCACAGAGAGCAGCAGGCGGTGCATACAATACTGTTTATCAGTATTTAATGGATGAACAAGCTGCACTTCAGGATGATGTGGATGCTTACAATGATTCTACCGATGCTGTCAACGAGAATGTGAACGCTCGTAGAAAATTCCAAGCAATTGATTTTTGGAGCGATGGTAAGAGTAACGGTATGGATGTAAGCTATAGCTTCGATAAAGTAAATACCGCAATCGAAACTCTGAAAAATACCATTGATGACTTTGATGCAAGCAAACTAAACGATCTCTTGTGGGGCACGAATGAAGGCTTGACTGACGAACAGGCGCAAGCCTTGGCGGCACTTCGTAAAGCATTGACAGATATGGATTTCTCTGCCGATACAGATGGCGCGAACGCTTTTATTCAGGCTCTCGTACAGGTTGGTGTTGTAGCTCAGTCTTCTGCAAATGGTGTTGACGCGGTAGCACAAGCTTCTCAGAAAATGGAAGATATCTCTTCTCAAATCGATGAGATTCAAGCGGCTTACAAGAATGCAACTACTGCTATTGAGGAATATAACAAATACGGTTATTTAAGTGCTGATACTCTTCAGACTCTTCTTAATGAAGACTTCGAGTATCTGAGTTGTCTCGAACTCGTTGATGGTCAGCTTCAGGTGAATACCGAGAAGTATCAGGGTATGATTGCTGCTCAGTATCAGTCTGCGGCCATGGCTCTTGTTGAGAAGGCAAATGCGGAGCTTGCAAAGATTGCTAAGAACGAAGAGAAGGATGCTGTCGAGGATGCTACCAGGGCAACAGAAGACCAAGCAACAGCTTTGACTGAACGGGTCTGTCCTGCCCTTGGCGAATTTGCAAAGGCATCTATGACAGCCGCAGCAGCGCAGACGTTCTTGGCAAATGGAGATGCAGCATGGTCTGCTGACCCAGAAAGGACTAAGGAAGTCTATGCCGGCCTTGCTTCTGGTTTAGATATTTTGGACGCAACTATTAACCAAATCATGGGCAATTCGGATAAGTTCCGTCAACACATGAATGGTTTTGATAAGGAGACCAAAAAACGGAATAAGAATACTTCCAAGTCTGTTACTGATGTAGCTTCTGCCTTCGATACCTTGAATAAGGCCATGAAGGAGTACAACCAGTACGGATATCTGTGTGCTGACACAGCAAAGGCTTTGGTTGGTCTGGATGATAAGTTCACGGCTTGCTTAACAAAGCAAGCCGATAAGCTCCAAATCAATGTAGAGCAGTTCCGTAAGTTTGTAAAAGAGCAATTAAAGGAAGCGAATGCCGCAAAAGATGGCGGAAAATCAGCTGATGAGATGAATAAAATTCTGAACTATCTTGATCAGAATGTAGATACAACAACCATCTCTTTTGAGCAGTTGACTGACGCAATCAAGGGCTACGGCACTGCGATGGACGAAGCCAAGGAAAAGACAGACGCTATAAAATCCGCATTTTCTGACTTAGATGAAGTTGGTAAGAGTAAGATTAACAATCCATTTGGACTGTTGGATGCTGACAGTGTTGAGAAGCAGTATCAGGCAATCCGTGATTTGGCTGACGGTTCCGAGTTGTTTACTAATGCAGACTATGCTGGGGCTCTGAATCCTGAGACTGGAGAAATCGATTACAACAGTGATGCGTTCAAGAAAATATTCCTCGATCGTCTTGACAGTATGATTGCTGCTTGCAAGGAGACTGGCGGAGCTGCTGGTGAATACCTTGCAAAGGGCTTTGAGGATGCAAGAGATAAAATTGCTGGAAACGTTATCAGTATTGAAGAGTATATCAATGGAATTGGTTCTACATTGAGCAATATCAATGATAGAATGGATAATTTTCAAAGCGCTTTCAATGATTTGGCTGATATTACAAAAGAGTATAACATTTACGGAAATCTCAGTCAAGATAGCATCCAGAAGTTCATGGCTCTTGACCCGAAGTATACTGCTTGTCTTGAAATGCAAGGCGATAAGCTTGTTTTTAATAAAGATGCTTTCCGTGCTCTTTATGTTGCCGAGTTGCAAGAGCTCGCATTAAAGTATGAAGGAACGGACGCAGGTAAAGTGTATGCTGACATCCTTCAGAAAGTTGCAGACGGAACTTGGGACGTTACGGACCACATGCAGGGCATGGGCACTGAGATGGAAAACCTGAAGTCTGCATTAAACGAGTTAAAAGATTTATTCTCTTCCCTGTTTGATTTATTCGAGAAATTTGGATCTAATAAGGACAATGACTTAAAAATCTGGGGCGAGGCCATGACAGAGCATATCGACGACCAAATCGAAGCTCTGAATAAGCAAAAGGAAGCGCTTGAAAAGGCTAATGACGAGGAAGAACGTGCGATTACTCTTGCAAAACTGCAAGCCGAACTTGAAAAAGCTCGCACGCAACGTACTGTCCGCAAGTATACCAGTAATGGTTATGAGTGGGTTTCTGATGCGTCGGCAGTTAAGGAAGCCCAGGATAATCTAAACGACCAGCAACGGACATGGCGTAAAGAGGATGCTGAAAAGGCTATTGATGACCAAATTGATAAGCTGAACGAGTTGAAAGACAAGTACAGTGAAATCATCAACTTGATTGGAACCAGTTGGGATGACTACAACAAAAAACTCAAGTACTCTGCTGAAATTGCAGACATGACCTTTACAGAGATGGAAGGCCGACTTGACGTCTTTAAGGGTAATGTTCTTGGAGCAATGCAGTCCACTAAGGCAACTTCTGGTATTCAGGATGTTATTAGCAAGTTAGAATCCTTGATTACAACCCTTGAGAAGATCAATAATCTGTACAGCTGGGCCGAATCCGGATTTACTGATTATACTGATAAGGGCTTTAATGGTTTAATCAAAACAGCCAAAAAGATTTTCGGATCTACTGGTTCTGACGGTAAGCTCAACATCAGCATTAGCACCGGTTTAAAAAATATCGGTCAGACTGTTAAGGACGCATTTAGTGGAACTTCCGGGAATAGTATCACCAAGGCGTTCCAGACAGGATGGGAAGCTATCTCGTCTGGCGCTAAGGGGCTATTCTCCGGTAGTGGTGCCAATAGCCTAACAACCATCTTCTCGAATGGCTTATCTGGCATTAGTGATTTTATTGGTTCTGCGTTCAAGGGACTTGGCAGCACATTTGCTTCGGGCGGTCGAACATTAGTTAAGGCTGCTGGTAGCGTTGCTACTAAGATCGGAAGTGTTCTCGGTATTGGTGGTGGCGTTGCAGCGGGTGGTGCCACAGCCGCCGGTGGAGGGGTTGCTATTGCAGGAGCTTCCGCGATTCCTGTTATCGGAGCCATCGTCGCAGGCGTTGTCAATGGAATCAATACCAATATTCGTCTTATCAAAGACCAAAAGAAGATTTGGTCAAGCGATGACAAGATTGGAACTAAGATTGTAAAATCTGTTGGCAATACCGTATGGCGGTATTCTCCGATTGGTATGATTGCTAGTACAATTCAGAACATTAGTGGTTTTGTCAAGAAGATCTTTGGTATTGAGAGCAAGAAAGATAAGAATAACGGAACATCTTCTAACGGAAAAATTGACGTTGGTAGTATTGTTATCAATAGCCCAGATAGCCCTGCTTCCAACGCAAATTCTGGTACATCCGGGTCTGATACTGGTACAACCAAGCAATCTTTCTGGGATCGCATCAAGAACTCTAAGCTCTGGTTCTGGAACTGGGGCAAGCGTGCAGCTGGAGATAAGGACATTAAGTATTCAGGCATGTATAATGTCGATGAGCAAGGTCCTGAACTTTTAGTTCGTCACCCGGCGTCTGGTCGTTACACTTATCTTGAAACTGGAGATGGAGTCGTCCCTGCGGATATTACTTCTAAGCTGTTTGAGATGGGCGGAAATACAGATAAATGGTTCGCAGATCAATTGTCCAAAAATGGAGCTTTGAAAAATGGAGCTTTGAACAATATCCAGAACAAAACTATCGGAGATACGATTTCTGTTGGAGACATCTACATTCAGAATCCTGTTGGCGATACGGATGCTCTTGCTAGAGAGATTGTACGTGACCTTCCGATTAAGCTGCGTCAACAGCAAGGAAGGAGATAACATGAGTAACACGTCTAAAGCAGTTGATGTATTGACAAAAATGATTGTTGAAGTAGCACAAAATGCAATTGAGAACGCTTCGTATGATAAAACCACTTTTGGTGTTGTTAAGAAAAAGACGCCATCTGGCTATATCGTATCGGCATTTGGAAAAGAGTGCAATATACAATCAAATCAAGATTTTAGTCTTTATGAACGAGTCGCTGTGACAGCTCCGCAAGGAGATTATAGCAATCTACTAATTCGTAAAATCTAAAAATAACTATTGCAGGAAGCTACGCCAGTGACGTAGAACCCTGCATTTTTTATATGCATAGGAGGTGAAGTAATGGCAAAGCCGGTATTATCATCTGTAAATGTTTTTGACGCAACAGAGGGCGTCATTGCTTTTTTTAAAATTTATGTGAGCTATACAAGCCCCAATATCATCAAAGAATACGAATACTCGATTTATGATGGATCTGATGATAAAGTTATTTGCACCTCTTCTGGAGCATATAGCAGTTTATCGTACACACAAAATAACGGATGGGGATTCCATATCTCCCCTACCGAACAATTAGTGAATCGAGAAGAAAATTATTATTTGCGAATTCGTATCAAATTAACTGACGAATCCGAATATGGAGAGTACAGCTCCCCTATTGTTTTGTACTGCAAGTCGAAACCTTCTATTGCTTTTAGTAGCCTTAATAAAGAAACAGAAAATATTATTCAAATGTCTGCTACTGTTTTTGAAATGCTTTATTCCTACATAAAGGATCAAGGTGAGACTCTTAAAACATATAAGTATGAGTTTTATGATGAAGACAAGAAATTGGTTGATGAAACGAAAACGTATTATGGTACTATTTCGCATTCGTTCTCTGTGTATGGACTAGAAGCGAACAAATTGTACTATGTGCGCGGCATGGCCACCACAAAAAATGGGTATGAGCTCGATACGGGTTATTATCCTATTAGAATTGGTAGTGTTTTATCAAACGGAGATTATGCTTTTGAGGCAGAAAACGATCATTATAATGCAGCCATCCGGTTGACATCTCATTTTGTTTCGACCACTGGTTCTCCTAACGGCGATGTTTCTTACGTAAAAACAGCAGACGATAAATATGCAGTAGATTTGACCAATGGTACAAAAGTCACCTATTTCTTGAGAGGACAAAATAAGGATCTCAATAACTTTGACATGAAATTTATTGTGAAGCCTGATTGCACAAAAGAAATTGTTGAATTGAATTGGAACAACGCAGAATATTCTGTAACTGGAACATTGAGTATTCTAAAGAGATTCTTTACCGATATTAACGACGAAACAGAAAAACTATTTGCCGCCTTAAAAATAAATGTTGACCATGATACGTATTTGATTATCGAAAGCAATTATATCTTTGCAGAAAGAGCGACTGGATATTTATTTGTTGATGTTGTTTGTAAGGATGGATATTTTGAAATTTATATAGAGTCAATGGATGGAGATTATCAGAACGCGGTCTTAGGACAAGCATTACTGGGCTATTGTATTATCGGTGACTCTTCTGTAGATAACGAGAATTAAAGGAGGCTGATTTATGTTTTTAGGAATGGATATTCTAAGTGACGAGCAGTCTCTGAGTAATTCCAAATTGGTATCAAATCTTTCTTCGTTTTCAATGAAGAATGGAGTTTTTGACGAGCTTTATATTTCATCTGACCCAAATAAATTCAAAAAGAAAGAATACGATTGGGCGGCAGATACCTTAATCCTCGCCACGTTTGATTCTCAGACGCTTGAAGGCGGCAATATTGGCGCTCTCGGCAGCAAGATTCAGTCTATGCAGCTCCGCAGACGTGAAGTAGGAGATGTTACATGGACTACACTAGCAGCTTATCAGGTTCCGGATACAGATAATTTGAATTTCTCTTTTGTTGATTACTTTGCACGCGGTCGTAACACCAAGTATGAATATTCTGTCAACTATATCTTGAAGGACGGAACCGAGTTGCCTTACATTTCAGCTTCTGTCATAAGCTCGTTCTGCGGTGCTCTTATCACCGATGGCAAGACATCTTATCATGTATTTCTTGATCCGAAGGTTACATCCACTACAAGAAATAGACAGTCCAGCATTGTTACAACTTTGAATGGTCGGTTCCCTTATGTATTCTATGGGAGCAAATCCAATTACGATACAGGAAATTTCTCTGGTACTATCATCAAGAATAATGGTGGGGACGATTGGGATTTCGATAATTCCTATAAATATCGTGAAGATATGAAGGACTGGCTTACGAATGGTGAAGCTAAAATCATTAAGATGGAAGATGGTCGCGAATGGCTCGTAAGTGTAGACGGAAATGTCGAAGAAGATGAATCCGAGCATATTGATAAAGTCGGTATCAGTTTCGATTTTGTGCAAATTGGTGACTATAACAACACCGACGATTTGAGCGCAAATGGTCTGACAGCTTACAATGATATGGATTACGCTACTTATTATTCAATTACACTCAATCTTGAATCCGCAACTAGTAGCAGTCGTATTATCAGCGTTAAGCAAGGAGAGAGTTATTCCACAAAAATTGAAGCATATGAAGGATATGTCATTGATTCTGTTTCGATTTCTATGAATGGAGTCTCTATTACGGATTCTGTATATAACTCTGTAAATGATACGATTTCTATTCCATCTGTTACAGGAGATGTTATCGTAACTGTCACCGCTCTGAAAATCAGTGTGGATGATATCGCATTTAATTATAATACGTTGAATCTGTCTAAGAACAGCAAGAAAAAGATCAATCTTGTTTACAGCCCGACGAATGCAAAAATCGGAGCGATTACTTGGAAATCTAGTGACGATGCAACAGTCATCGTTGATAATGGTATGGTTCAGGGGTTGAAAGCTGGCTCTGCTACTATCACAGCCTCGATCGACGGACTTGAAGCAAAGTGTAATGTTTCTGTTGTTTCCTTGTCTGATAAGACTGGGATTTCGCTAAGTGCATTCCACGAAGGTGCAGCGATTCACATGCGAGAGAATAGTTCTCCAGTGTATTATATCGTTGCAAAACATAACTACGAAAGCGAACTGAACGGCGAGGGCCGCACTCTACTTGTCAGAAAGCCGGAGTACGCAAATACGCGTTTTGGTTCTAATAATGCGTATGGTTCTAGTGAGGTTGATAAATTACTCACGAATACATTTAAGAATTCCCTTGATTCTAAAATCGTATCTGTGTTAAATAGCTATCCTACAACAATTCGTTACACTCCAGGCAATGGTAAAAATACAACATCAACGATATCAAGAACTGTATTCTTACTTTCTTCAAACGAATATGGACCGTCAAGTAGCACTCATAACACGGAAGGCGCTATTCTGCCGACCGCACAACAGTTATTGTCAGATGGCTGCGCGAATAATAAGATGCTCTTAACCAGGACACCAGCAGTTTACAATGTTTCTAATACTAAGGATTCTGTAATTGGTATTCGATACAATTCTAACGACAATAGTTTTGAGAATAAGGTTATCAAATGTACCGACACGAATGACGCTAATACTGGTGCTACAGTTGTTGTCCATCCTGCTATGACTCTATCTCAGGATATTAAAATTATCATTGACAATCCAATTAAGGCGAGTGCTGTAACGTTGAATAAAACTTCTGCGATTATTCATATCGGAGAAGAATTGCAACTCAACGCAGTATATCAACCTGTCGATGCCACCTATCCGTTGACAAATTATGGATCTAGCAATCCATTTGTGGCGTCGGTTAATGAAAGTGGATTGGTCACAGGTAAAAAGGTTGGCACTACTACAATTACTGTTGGTATTGACAATGTGTCTGCGGCTTGTGAAGTTCGCGTTGTTGAATAAGGAGGTGTTTAAATGTATTATATCGCATCAAAAAAAGAATTTGCGATGCTAAAAAATCATAATAAACATCTTTACTGTAGACTTGAACTTCTGGATAAAGATTTAAACGTTATCGATAATCTTGAAGGATTAACAATTGATGGAAGTCTTTCAATTGATGCAGACTCAGACATCCGGCACACGTTTACTTCAACGATTTATTTGAAACAAAATGAGATGATTAGTTCTTATTCTGTGGACGAGTGGATTGACAAGTTGGTTCGTGTCTATATTGGTATTGGATTATCTGATAAAAATATTTTTTGGTATTCAAAAGGGATCTATGCTTTCAATCAGAATGGATTTTCATACAATGCAACCAAACATAGTGTATCTGTTTCGTGCGTTGATTTAGTTGCAATGCTGGATGGGTCGCTAAGTGGTACATTGACTGGTTATCAAACTGTTATTTCCACTGGAGCAAAAATATCCAACGCTATTATTGATACTTACAAACTTAGCGGTATGAAAGAATGTGTCGTCAACTACTGGAATAGAACAGTCCCATATGATATTGAATTTTCAAGCGGTACATCTATCTGGTCTATTCTAACTGAGCTTCGGGATCTTTATTATCCATTTGAAATGTTTTTCGATGACACGACCTTTGTGTGCCAAGAAATTCCGTCTGGTTTTAACGATCCAGTTGTTTTGAACGATGAAGAGTTTCAAGACTTAGTTATTTCTGAGAGCTGCGATATTGAGTACTCAGAGGTCAAGAATTGTGTTGAGGTTTTTGGAGCCAGTGTCGAATATGATACTTATGTTGATGATGAGCACATGACTGTTGTACATACTGATGCAGACTCGAAAACCGGCGAAGAAGAGAAAACTTCTATTACGTTAAGAACGACCAGTTTAGACACCACAAAGGATTGTACTGTAGCTATTACAACTCCCCTGCTTGGTTTCAAAAAAAATGTGGAGATTACAATCGTAAACTCAGTCACAGAAACTGACAGCAATAATAACACTTCAGTTAAGGAGTACACACATGGTCCGTTCAAACTTTATGAAACTGATGTGGATGAAAATGGCACAGATGTTTTAATGGATGGCGCTGAAATCGCACACGACATGATGATTGTTATTTTGTATAGTCCTACATATAAAAAGTTTTATTATCGTGGCGAGCAACAAACCCATGCAATGACATTCTTAGTAAACAAAATGCCTACAGATGATGAGATCGCCAAGGCAAAAGTGGATGAGGCGTGCAATAATTTAAAGTATGTTTGCTTGACTGAATCAGATATATCAGATATAAATTTAAACACTCAGGCAAATCCACGTTTTACAATTGAAAAAATCGGGCGTAGAAATCAAGTGTGTTCTGGATCAGAATATGAGATGTACACTACGGATGAATCAACTATGCAGTGCGCTGAGTACATGTTGTGGAAGTGTGGACGATTGACAGATAGTGTTACAGTGGAATGCCTTCTTGTTCCATGGCTTGAGGTCAATCAAAAGATTTCTTATGTACCTCATTATATCGACACAAAAGGTGAGCCTTTGGAATTCATTATCAAAAAAATCTCTATTTCACTTGGCGAAGGAACGATGACCTTAACACTGAGTCGTTATTATCCATATTATCCATACATCGTACAAAACAAATATTGATTTCAGCTCCGATATTCCGGGGCTTTTATTTTTGTCAAATTGGAGGTGCATTGAATGAGCTATGACAAAAATCCAGACGGTACTTATACTGATCTGGCGTATACGAAATTTCCAGCTAAAGTAGATAGCTGGCAAGATAGTCAGAATTTAACGGCGAACTATTTAAGTCTAGCAAACGATTATAAAACAGCTCTTTTGAACGGCAACTATTCGGCAGCACAGAGTATTCTTAATGCGAATCCAGAATTGAAGCGAATGTTGATTGGTGCAGATGATATCAACAAGTTAAAGCATTCTCAAATGGCTATTGAGCGCCTGTTCACAGAGGATATCGAGGAATATATCAAATCTTATACAGACAAATCTACATCTGAAGCTGATAAGGCGACTACTTCTGCAGCTAACGCCGCTATTTCCGAAAAGAATGCTTTAAATTCAGAGACCGCCGCAGCCGCAAAAGCATCTGAAGCAAACGAACTGGTTGAGAATCTAAAGACCTTGAAAGGGACTCTTCCTTCTGATTTTACTGAATATACTCAGCAAATTGCCGACGCGAAGGAAGAGTTTGATAATAAGATTGATAAGCACAACACGAGCGATACAGCGCATCAGGACATTCGAGATGATTTAGAAAAAATCTCGTCTAACGTATATTCGAAAACAGAGGCCGACGCCAAGTTCGGTACGCCGTACACCCTGCCGCCTGCTACGGCGGATCAGCTGGGCGGCGTGAAAGTGGGCGACTATCTGGACATCGCTGCGGACGGCACCCTGAGCGGCAAGACGCTGTATGACACCATCGCGGCCAGTGTGGCGGTCAAGTCGGAGGCGCGACTGGTGTGGAACACCCATGTGACGTCTCCTAACAAATTCACAACTTGGGATGTTCAGATTCCAGACAATGTTGATAAGATATGCATTACCAAAGGCAGGAACAGCAGCAGCGGTAATAACACTGAAGAAAGCATTGCACGCGGTGGCACGACAACTTATGACTGTAACTACGATTTTACAATCACATTCCAAACAAACGGCATCCTTCATGTTGCTAATTCATACAAAACACTTTACCCTCTGGAACTCTGGATTGACGGCTACCACTACCCCACCATTGCCGAACTGCTGACCGAGACCCAGGCCGCGCAGGCGGACACGGACGCCCTGGCGGTAGATCAGGAGTACCGCGTCGCCCTGCTGGAGCTGGGGCTGACCGACGACACCACCACTGACACAAGAACCACATAAGGAGGTAAAAACTATGTTGTATCGTATCTGTAAACGCCTGATCGAGCGCGGCCAGACCGCTGGCCTTGCGGAAAAAATTGATGTTTTTTACGCCCTCGGCCGCATCACCGAAGCCGAGTACAAAGAGCTGACCGAGCTGCTGGAGGACAAGACCAGCAATAAGAACAAGGATGCTTAAATGAGTAAAACAATCATGGACGTTTCCCGATGGCAGGGTACCATTACTAGCCATGATGCGACCACGAAGTTCTACGGAACTGTAAAGTCCTGCACGTTCACTGTTGTTTGATTTCAAAAGAAAGGAGGATTATATGAATATTTCTAATGAACTCATTCAGAAATTGATTGATGTTCAGGCAGCATATGCGGCAAAAGAAGCGATTGCTATTCCAGATGATGCTCCTCGTTTTGAGATAAATATGGATACCCGCGCCATTACTGTTCCTACTGGCCGTACTGTACTTGCGGTTCGTAATGACCATTGTGCAGAAATTGTGTGTTTCGAGCTTGACCGATATTACAAAGGTCATGATTTAAGCACAGAAACATGTGTTGTTCAGTATGCAGTAGCATCCAGGCGTGGTGGTCAATACATAAATGAGGGATTTTATCCAGTCACAATGATTGATTTGTCTACTGAAGGAAAGCTCCTTTTTGCTTGGGAAATAAAGAATTCAGTGACGAATACTTCTGGCATCGTTGACTTCTCTGTGCGGTTCTATAGTATTGATTCTTCTGGTGAGAAGCCTGAGTTTGAATACAATGCCAATACGTTGATTTCTTCTATGGTCATTAAGAACACCCTCGATGTGGCAAACGAGGGTGTATCTTTTGAACCGGGTGAAGTCGAAAGTCTGACTGATAAGTTTGAGGATCTAGCTAAAGCCGCTGCTGATAGCGCAAGTAATGCGAATAAGGCTGCGGCTACTATTATCGGCACTCTTGATACAGTGAAGGAATATGCGGACGCCGTAGAACAGAATAAGTTGGCTACTGACGCTTTTGCCGCTCAAGCCGCTACATCTGCCAAGAATGCATCTAATGCAGAACAGAGTGCTATTGACGCAAAGAATTCCGCTGAGGAATCCGCTAATAAAGCCTCTGAACTCCTCGATAATATCAAGGCCGAGCATACAAAATCTGTATCTGATATCAATGAAGCTAAGTCCTCTTCCCTATCGGCCATTGATTCAGCAAAACAGAAAGCTTCCAAAGAAGTATCTGATTCTACAGCTGATGCAGTTCAAGCCGCCAAGGATGCAGAACAAAGCAAGGATCTGGCTCAGGAGATTTTGAATTCCACCATCGCAGAGAAAAATGCGGCAGTAGATAAGATTACTTCTGATAAACAGGCTGCTCTTACTGATATTTCTAATGCTCTTAGCTCTGCTAAGACTGATATCACATCCCACTCTACTTCTTTGAAGGATAGCGCCGTTAAAGCTGTGTCTGATGAGAAGACGAGTGCGGTGTCAAGTATCAATACGGCAAAGGACAATGCAGTTAGCAATATCAACGACACAAAGGAGTCGGCTGTCACGGCGGTTGAGAACACAAGAGACTCTGTTGTTTCTGACGTTATGGAAGCTGGTACGAACGCTACTGCCGACATCGACTCTAGCAAGACTGCGGTCATTAAAGCAATCAAAGACGAAAAGACAACCAGTCTATCAGCTATTAGCGCGGCGGAGACTTCAGCGATTGAAAACATCGGTTCTGTGAAAGATAGCGCAATCAGTGATGTTTCAAATTTGAACGATGAAGTCCTTGCTGGTATTAACACTGAGAAAGCCAATGCGGTTAAAGCAGTGCAGTCTGAAAAGACTACTTCCCTATCCGAAATTGATGTCGCTAAGACTGATGCAACCGATACCATTACTGTGGACAAGACTTCTGCTATAAGTGCTATCGAATCAGAAAAGACAAAGGCTGTGTCCGATGTGTCTACTGCAAAGAGTGATGCACTATCTGAAATTGACACAAAGAAAACAGCTGTCATCGAGACAATTGATTCTAAGGTAGCTCTGGCGCAGGATGCGGCTGATACTGCTATTGCTAAGGCCACTTCTGCTACAAACAGCGAAAAAGTTGCTACTACAAAAGCGTCTGAAGCATCTACTAGCGCTAGTTTAGCTAAGATTTCTGAGACCAATGCAACTACATCTGAAAAGAATTCAAAGGCATCTGAAACTGCTTCTAAAGTTAGTGAGACTAATTCCAGTTCAAGTGCTGCTGAAGCTGCAGCCGCCGCTAAAGAAGCTAAAGAAGCTGCTGATAAGGCAGACCAGACTATTGCTACCAAAGGATGGATTTGGTTTGACGACGCAGACGATAGCGGATATTTGACTATGTATGTCGCGGATAGTATTGCAGATAATGTTACCGCCAGGGACGATGGAAATGGGTGTTTGGAGGTGATTCTTTCTTGAAAAACTATAGAGAAGTAAAAATTGGTCCTTATAGTGCCTATGCGATCGCGAAGAAGAATGGGTTCGAGGGCACTGAAGAGGAATGGCTTGAAAGTCTTAAACCTCCTGCTGTTGATCCAACGCTTTCTGAAGAAGGCAAGGCAGCAGACGCTAAAGTGACCGGCGACGCGCTGGCGACCAAAGCCGTCATAGATGACGCCGCTGTAGGCACCGACGCCTGGAGCAGCAAGCACATCGTGGATATGCTCTGCCCGCCCATCTCTGAAACCGGGAACCCGGTGCAGTGCTACCCGGTGACATGCTATTCTCTGGGCTGCAAGGCAAGCTGGGAGCCGACGCAGGAGGGCGAGGGAACGCCGTACCCGGCAGGCGGCGGACCTAACCTGCTGGATATATCTAAATGTACGGCTACAGTAGGTAAGCCTTATGGTGTGACTATAACGATTGATGGCGATGTATTTAAGGTTAGCGGTGTGCCGTCAAGCGAGGTTACGGAGGAGGGCCTATACTCGTTTGCCGTTGGCTCGTGCACTCAAACCGAACTGCGCGGGAAGGGCTATAAAATCACCCCGTTTGCGTTAAAGGGAAATGTATCATCTGCGTGGGGACTGCGAACAGAAGATGAAAGTAGCCTTGCTATAGCTGCCGAGCTGATACCCGGCGTGAATACCGACATACAACTTAGGCTAATGGTGTCCAAAGATACACCAGCCGCCTATGCACCCTACGAAAACATTTGTCCCATCAAGGGGCGTGACAGCGTGACGGTCGAGCGGTGCGGGGAGAATCTGCTAAATCCGTCGCTGTTCCAAAATAATAAATATCAGAATTTCAATGCCGCAACCAATTATTATGGGATATCAAATTCAAGTAATTATTGGATATCAGGCATTCAACCGTGCTCACCGAATACAACCTATCGCTTTAATAAAAACGTAGAAGGCGGTTGCTTTTATGATGAAAAAAAGAATGTAATAGGTACTGCCGGATTTGATTTTACGTTTAAAACGCCAGCGAAATGCGCGTATTACAGTGTCAATTTTTCATCAGGGTCAACGCCCTATGGCACGCCAGTCATTGCAACAGTGAGTGAATCCGCCCCCACCACCTACGCCCCCTACACCGGCCAAACCTCCACCCTTACACTGCCCCACACCATCTACGGCGGCACGGTGGATGCTGTGACGGGAGAGGGGCAGGAGACGTGGAAGTTGTTGACGCTGGATGGAACGGAACCATGGAATGCCGTTGGGTCCGGTGATACTCTTTATTTTCAGAGCACTTCGATTTCCATTGGAACAAGAGTGCTGTCCAGGGGCGATTATTGCACAACGTTCCCTATTGCATCGGTTTCAAGTTCGAATACGGTACAAGGAGTAAGCGGGTGGAAAACATCCCTATATCTGCGTTGGTCTACATTTGCAGACGTTGCCGCTTTGAAATCCTATCTCGCCGCCCAGTACGCCGCCGGAACCCCTGTGCAAGTCTGCTACAAGCTGGCAACGCCCACTCCTATCACCGCCACAGGCGCACAGCCCATCTCCGCTCTGAGCGGCGTGAACACAGTCTTGACCGACGCAGACAGCGTAACGGTCACCGGCAGGGCTGACCCCATCAAGCTCATCACTGACCTTGAGGACGCTGTGGCATCAATGACTAACACATAAGGAGGTACATACATATGGCCATCAAATCTAAAGCCAGGCACGACCTGACGTTACGCTCCATCAAGCGGGAAATCGCCGCAGGACGCGATGTTGCGTTTTGGCTGGATAAAGCATACATGCACTACGACAACGGACTGCTGACCGCAGATGACATCACAGAGGTGGAGACGCTGGCGCAGGCGTACTATGACGCGCTGGACGCTGAGGACAAGGCAGACGCTGAGGAAAATATAAATCATTCGTTTTAAAATCAATAACTTGAATTTGAATCATAAAAGCAGAAAGGAGTGATTTTGTGAGCAAAAAAGTTCCTATTGGCCCTTATTCTGCTTACGCAATTGCAAGACAACATGGATTTGAAGGCACCGAAGCGGAATGGATTGCTTCTACAGACGCTAATCGTATTAAGTCAGAAGCTGCTGCAAAAGAAGCTCAAAATAGTTTAAAAGAATTAAAAGCTGGCATTGCTTCTGGAAATTTTAAAGGAGAAAAAGGCGACAGTATAAAAGGAGACAAAGGCGATCCCGGCCCTGCCGCCACCATCACGATCGGCACTGTGACCGGCCTCGATGCTGGCTCCGCACCGACCGTGACTAACTCCGGCGATGAGCATAATGCTGTGCTGGACTTTGGCATTCCAACCGCAAGCGCATTGGACTTGGCTGTTGACGTGCTCTTTAAACTCCCCCGCACTGGCAAGGTCTACACTGTAAAAATACCACGATTTGCCACGAATCCCACCGTCAACTGTGAAAAGCTGGATGACAACGTGGGGCTTGTGTGCGAGCCGTCCACCGACACCATCGAGGGGCAGGACGACTACGCAGATATCCCCTTGTTCAAGTGGTACAACTGCAACTATAAGCGGGACGCAAGTGGCCACGCCTACCCGACAGCCATTGAGCATCTGAGCGACGATTACCGCAAGACTGGCACTGTGGACGTGGGCGTTATTCAGATGACCCCTTATGTCAAGTGGGACGACAGCAATCCTGACTATATCTTGTGGTCTATCACAGATTCCCCTCGTGATGGATATACTCCCTGGGCAGCCGCAAAGGTCGGTGACACCGTATATCCCTACGTCATCCACTCCAAGTTCTTCAGTGGCGTGGGTGAGGATGGACTGCTGCGAAGCGTATATGACCTCGTTCCGGCACGCAACCAGTCGCATAACAGTTTGATCACGGACTACGTCAAGAAGGGTCCCGGTTACAAGGGCGCAGGCGGCGAAAAAGTCGCGTGGCAAATTCTGTTCAACTCTATCAAGTGCGTGGTGAAATCCAGCCAGGAAAAGTACGCAGGTTGCACTGGCTATAATTTGCAGTATCCTGCAGCTGTACAGCGAAGCGAGAAACTTACATACTTCCCTGTTACGAAGGCACAGGCAGATCAGCTTGTAATTGGTAGCCGTGTCTCCGTAGGATACGGTTCAAAGGGCAGCAATGGCACTGTCAATAACGACCGTGGCGTTACAACTATCCATAATTATGCAGACAGCGTAAAAATCCTCAAGATTGAACCCATCGATGATACGACTAGTGCTGTATATCTGGATTGTGATGCTTTTGATACCATGCCTGTTGCCTTGACTGATACTCTGAATGCGCCTATCACACTGACAACGATGCACTGGCACAGCGGCACAACGGATGCTGTTATCGGGCACCATGATGGCAGTCCTACCAGTAATACGGATTTCAAACATCCATACCGCGTGCAGGGTATCGAGTACGCTGTGGGTGGCTATGAAGTCTTTAGTGATATGGTACTTGCCTTTGACGACAGTAACGGTAAGGATGTGTACGTCTGCCCTGCTGGTGTAGCTCACACTAATACCGACGCTGAGATCCTGGTGAAGTACAAGAAGGTCGGTAACTTCCCTGCGGGCGACTGGTGGATCGGCGATATTGGCTTCGACCCAGAGACTTGCGTGACGTGGCCTGCCGCAAAAGGTTCAGGAAATAAAACTGGAACTGGCGATATGGTCTACGGCGGCGGTAATGCAAACAAGAACCCCATGCGTGAGTATCTGCAAGGCGGTGATCTCGGGAGAGGGTCTCATGCGGGCGTTTCGTGTGTGGCTTGCTGGGGCTGGCTCGGGGGCGGGTACTGGAATTGCTTGGCCGCCGATTGACACCTTGCGCCGGGGGTGAATGCCGATTGCGGCAGAGGGGGAAGTCCCACTGAACACAAGGTGGCATGAGGCAACAAATCGAATATCAGCATTTATATAAGGGACTGGTAGAGCAGCGGTAATCTCAGGAACAGGTCGAATGCAGGCGTATCGTATGTGAATTGCAGGAACTGGATCGGGAACGGGAACTGGAATTGCTTGGCCGCAGATTGTTTGTATCTAATTTATTTATGTTATTTTGCTCTATCTTTCGCAACTGAAGTTGTAGCCGATTTTTGGCTCCTCAGCTGATGTGACAATTAAGTCACTGGCTGAAAATTGCTCGTAGAAGGGCGGGGTTAGTAATGCAAGTGAAAGCCCTGTATAGCAAACAATCGAGATAATTCGGTTGACCTTAGAAAGGATGTGTATGAAACGTTATTGTAAGGACGTGGATATCCTTGATTTTGAATTTTTACAGTTCTGTGCTGCTGAGTGTTTGCGCAAGAAATGGAAACGACGCGATGTGTTGGAATATTTTTCTGGATTAACTGGACGGTCAAAAGAAGAAATTCTTTACGCCGTCAAGAACGGAGAAAAGCCAGGATTGGTTATCGTCGCCGCACACCATATGCAAAAGCAACTTAAAGCACGAGAACTTAATTTCGTACCAATCTGGTACAAAGAAAAGATAGACTCATCGAATCATAAATTGCGACGGATTGGTATCCAGCACGTCAGCCAGCAGCTCTATGATTATGTTGCAGTCTGGGCGATGAAAGATATGCTAAAACGCATTGGAGAATACCAGTGCGCAAGTATACCCGGTCGCGGGCCAAACTACGGGATGAAACATGTCCGCAAGTGGCTAAAAGAAAAAGATGTGAAATATGTCGCACAGCTTGATGTGAAGAAATGCTTTCCAAGTATTCCACAGGACAAGTTACTCGCCTATGTAGATAAATACGTTGCGAATGATGATGTGAAATGGCTTGTACATAGGTTGGTTAGCACGTTTGATACAGGTCTATCCATCGGGTCGTACCTGAGTCAATATCTTTGTAACCTTTACATGAGCCAGTTATATCACGAGATATCCGAACGGATGTTTTATACACGCCGTGGCAAGCAGATTCCGTATGTAAAACACGTTTTATTCTATATGGATGATATTCTGCTTCTTGGTAGCAATGCGAAGAAAATGCATATGGCTGTGGATAGAACGATTGAATATGCTCATGAAAATATGGGCCTTACAATAAAGCCAACTTGGAATATACGTAAGGTGTCCGAGATGGATTTTATTGATATAATGGGATTTCGTGTTTATCGGGATCATGTAACGATTCGCAGGCGTGTTTTCCTGCGTGTCCGTCGTGCTTATAAAAAGCCGACAAAGAAACGATATCGCAGGATAAATTTAAAACATGCACAAAAATGCACAAGCTACTTTGGTACGATCAAAAACACCAATTCACAAAAGCTGGTAAAAAAATATCACATCTATAAAACAGTGAAACTATCAAAGGAGGTGGTTTCTCATGAAAGCAAGCTTCGATACAGAGCAGCCTGCCGTCAAGACGATTATTGATGGAGACAAGATCTATATTTTTATCTGTGTCAACGGCCAGTGGGCGGAACGGGAATACGATGAATCTCAACCTGCACAGCGGGTGTGGGAATGCGACTACCGGGAAATCGTGACCGATGAAAGCAAAATTGACCTCGAAAAGGTCACGGCTGCTCCTGAGAAGTATCTGGATTGGGCAGAGCCTGTCGAAAAGACGGATTCTGAAAAAATCACAGAGCTTCAGAAGAAAAACGAGATGCTGACACAATGTCTGATGGAAATGTCGGAGATTGTTTATGCTTAAACGAATCACACAAAAAATTGAAAGGATGGTACTTATGATGGCTATGTTATGGGCACAGGAAATTATGTCTGCTGAGACTATGGAGGAAGCAAAGGCTCTGTATGGGCGCTGCCCTCGTCTGCTGAAGGAGAAGGTCAAGGTGATTCTCGTCAAGAGCGGGTTTGAGGAAGTCACACAGGAATAATATTTCAATCTCCAAATTTCAAAGTAAAAAGGAGGTGATAAAAACGGAAGTCCTAATGGATTTTGTATTAAATCATCTTGGTTCTGTTATGGCTGGTAGTGGAGGTCTTGTGGCCGCTGTTATGGCGATGATTGAAATATCTCCAATCAAAATCAATCCGTGGTCGCGTATTGCAAAAACGATTGGCAATGCCATGAATGCAGGCGTCATGGATGAAATCAAACAGGTAAAGACCGCGCAGGAAGAGACACGTAAGAAATTAGATGACCACATTGAAGAAAGCGAAGAGCGCAAAGCGGATAATTATAAAAGTCGCGTCCTCCGTTTTAATAATGAACTAGTTCGTGGTCTTGGACATACCGAAGAGGATTATAACGAGATTCTTGATATCATCTGGAAGTACGAAAATTATTGTAAGACACATGAAAACTACCAGAATAATAAAATGCCACACGCGATCAAGAATGTTGAGCGAATGTATGATGAAATGCTCAAAACAAACGGTTTCTTGAAGACTGAAGAGTGAATATATATTGATTAGCTCGAGGCTATGATGCTTCGAGCCTTTTATTTTATCAGGAGGTAAATATTATGATGGACTATGTTAATGAAGTTATTTCTATTGTTGTCAAGCTGGTCATCACTGGTGCAGGCACTGCTTTCATCGCATACGGTATTCCTTACCTGAAGCAGATTGGTATGTATAAGGTTGTTCAGATGGCTGTTCGCGCCGCCGAGAAACTTGGCGTCACTGGCGCTATTGAGAAGTCCGACAAGAAGAAGTATGTTATCGCAGCGCTTGAGAAGATGGGCGTTAAGGTTACCCCCACTATCGAGATGATGATTGAGGCGGCTGTCAAGGAAATGGACATCCAGAACAATAAAATTCAGAATGAGTTTAAGAAAGATTGAAGGTGTGACACTATGAGTGTTGTTACATATTCTTTGAAGAAGGACTGGAATAAAAAACTATCCAAAAACTTCAGCGCTTATGAGTTTGCCTGCAATGATAAGAGTGACAAGTTCCTTGTGTCAACTGAACTCGTTGAAGTTTTACAGCAGGTGCGAGATCATTTTGGCAAATCGGTTCAAATCAATTCTGCTTATCGTACTCCTGCATATAACGCCTCTATCGGTGGAAGTTCTCGTAGTCAACATTGTATGGGAACCGCAGCTGACATTTGCATTAAAGGAGTAGACCCAATCCGTATTGCGCTATACGTTGCCTCTCTTCCTTATTTCCAGACTCATGGTGGTATTGGCTATTATAGCCGCGCTCAAGTGACTGGCGGCTTTGTTCATGTCGATGTGCGTGAAGCTCCTAGCCGCTGGATCAGCAAAGTAGGAACATCCTATAAGGTCGTAAGTAAAATTATGCCTACGATTCGTCAGGGCTCCAAGGACTGCTATAATAGCGTGTCTTATGCTGTGACTGTACTGCAGCGCCATCTGGGTGTGAAAGCAGACGGCATTTTTGGAGCTGGGACGAAAGCAAAGCTTGTTGAATGGCAGAAAACACATGGACTGACGGCTGACGGCATCTGCGGAATGGCAACATGGAGTTCGTTTTGA